TTGCCGATCCTTGAGCTGTAACGCCTCCAGGTAATTGTGGTGCTGTAAATGTAACTGTTGTAGTTGTGCTATTAAAACCAGAACCAGTTGTTAATATGGTTACACTAGCTACTCCTTCACCACCAATTCCGTTGTCAGTTGTGGTGCTAGTTGAACCTTGATTTAGGTTACCGAAAAATTTCTTTTTAATTGGACGTCCCATTTGTTTCTCCTTATTATGACGTTCGAGGTCTACGCGGTTGGTGCCGCATAATTAGACAGTGTATTTAACAAGAAACCCGCCAAAGCGGGTTCTTGTATCTCCATAAAACAACTTTTTCTAAATTACTTGAAGCTAACGTTAGCTGTAGTAATAGAAACTTTACCTAGATAGTCAGCAGCGTTACCTAAGCTAGATGCTGTGTTTGTTAACTCAACATAGCCGTAACGTGTTAAGAAGCCAACTACTGGCTCAAATGTTGCCGGGTCTAGAACAACACCAGAACTCATAAGAGGAATATAGGGGCAGTAGAAAGCAGCAGCGTCAGCTTCGCTTGAACCCTTATAACCAACAAGAATTTGGTTGTCATTCTGTGCTGTTGTGTCAGCCATGTATGCATCTACATAGACACGCATTGCGCCATTCAATGTCCCAACAAACTTGGTGTTTGTGGGAGCTTCAAATGTGCCTTCTGTGGTGCGAGCAAATGCACTAGTTGTTGCGCTCTGTAGAATTGTTAGAGCCTGGTTACTGACAACTGCCCAATTACCAGCGCCACGACGTGTACGCTGAGCAATCAAGTTACTAACACGGTTGATTTGAATTGCCAGAGCAGCATGTTCGTCACCAACAAATGTAGCAGTTCCCGAAACTAATGACTGGTCATATGTTTCTTCTACACTGGCTAAACTACGTAGAGAAGCTAGAATTTCTTGGTCAATTTCAGCTGTTATTTCTTGAGCTAAAGCAGCCATGATTTCTGCCTCAATGTCAATACCCTGTTGTGCTTGCGCATCTTGAGCAGCCTCAAAGGTCCAGCGAGCTGATAGCTTGCGGCTCTTAGCTTCTACTGGTGTCTTTAAGATCTGAATGCTCATACGCTTACCTGGTTGACCTTCTAAGTTTGCAGTTGTCTGCGCCTTAGGTGCGCTGTCAACATTATTTCCAGAATAAGCAGCAGCAATCTTGAATGGGCTAAGTGCCTCTTCACCTGCAACTACATTATCACCACTGTCTGCATAACGAACACGTAGCGTGTGGATCTGGGCAACAGGTCCTGTCATTGGCTGAACGCCAATGATTTCGTTAGCAATAACTGTGGGCATAACACGACGGATAACCGGTAAAATTACGCGATTTAATGTGGCAATATTACCAGCGCTGGTTGCCCCAGCTGTTGCGCTTTCAGCCAAGTACTTACGTGTATTTTCTAAGCATACGCCCATAGATGCACGACGGTTACCAGATAGGCCTTCAAGCAGAGCTTCTTTGGTCTCTGACCATCTTTCATTTAATAGTTGTGACATTTCTTTTGTCTCCTTGAATTATTTTAGACCCGCCAACTTACGGATATCTAATATATTATCTAAGCCTACCTCTGGCTTTGTCTCACGATTCCCAGTAACTTCGGTTCCCTCAGTTAATACAGACTTGGCTGGTTTTTTGAATTCACCTTCCATTACTGTTGGTAGGTACTTGTCAAAAGCTGTTTGAAGCTTAGAAGTTTGAACACTTTCTAATAACTGCTTCATAAGCTCCTTCTTATCAGCTCCCAACGGTGCTAATAGTTCTGCCATTACCTGTTTGCGTTCCATTAAATCTTTAGTAACACGAATTTCGCGTTCTTTAGATTCCACAATGTTAGCTTTTTGGGCAATAGCCTGTTTTGCTTCAGATAATTCTTGATCTTTCTTTTGAATAATTTTTAACAGTTTTGCTGTTTCTGATTTTTCATTAAGGAATGATGCGGAATACTCTTGTGCAAATGCTTCATAAATCTTACGGCCAAATGAATTGTTGCGAGCACTGTCAATATCTTCTTTCAACTGAGTAATTTCACTTGTAAGTTTTTTAGTAACAGCGTTTTCAACAACCTTAGCACCTCGCTTGATAAAATCGGCTTTTATTTCTTCAAACTTTGCTCTTGCTTCACGAACAAGTTTAACCTTGGTCTCTGCAAGATCTTTCTTATCTTGAGCAAATTCTGAAATTTCTTTAGCTAGAGCATGAACAACAAATTGCTCTAACTTGGCAAAATTCTCACTGACTTTCTTACGATCGCCTTGGAATTCTACTAGTTCTTTACCTAGCTGCTTGATTACAAAACCTTCTAGCTTCTTGGCATCTTCAGCAATTCTTGCCTTGTATGCTGCTTTTGTTTCTGCTAGAGATTTTTTGTCTTCATGCAATTCGGCCATTTCAACGGCCAGTCTCTCGCTTAACATCTTGTCGATAGCTTCAACCATCAACTGCTTATCATGTTGATATTTTGTAGCAAATTCTTCTCGAAGTTGAGCAGTTACTTGGTCGCGATTCTCTTGAATTTTAGCAGCCAGAGCAGTTTCTAATTCAGATCCAACTTCTTCTGATAGAACTCCACTTTCGACTAGCTTTTTGAATGCGTCCAACATTTACTTTTCTCCTCGGGCTTATTTTAGACCTTTTATAATTGTAAGAAGTGATTCTTTCAAATATTTCTGGGCCTTTGGATCTTCTTTTACTTCTTGTGCTACCTTTATAGTACGATATCCATTACGTGAATTCATGAGATGTTCATAAACAGGAGTAGGATACGCACCGGGCGCACTTGGTTGAGCAACTACATCTACCGTGATAATCTCGAAATCAGACACATGGCCGTTCATGTCGTTAACATTGCCGCTACCACGAGAACTTACACCAAGTTTTACACCGCTTTCCAGCATGGTACGAACTAAGTTACCCATTGGAGTTGGAAGGATTTTCATCTTTCCATATCCGTTCGGACCCTCCATCCACATCTGAGTAATCATATGTGATACGCGGTCCAAATTAACTTTTAAATCATCAGGATGATCAACTTCGCCTAGAACAGAATATCCGTTTTGAATCTGGTCGTTAAGTGTTTTAACTGCACGTTCAATTTCATCAACAGGATAAACTCTCTGGTTGGCATTGCGTATACCTCCTTGAATCGCTATGCCTTTTAGATAAAGGCTTTTGCCATCCTTGTCATCAGACTCAAGCACAGCTTGAGCCTGATCAAAACTTAGATGTTCACGAAGATAGGCCAGTTTCATCAATTATCTCTATTAGGCATTACGTCCCGGAGCACCGTTAATTGGGCTCTTGACCTGTCCAACACTGGTTTGACCAGCCTTGTCACCTGTTCCAGAACCTACTGGACCTGGACCAGCACCTTTCTTTTCAGCACCGTGACCGCCTGCAACCTTGCTTAATTTCTTAACACCAGTTGTAGAACCGTCTAGGTTTGTGGTTACACCTTTTGTGAATTTCTCACCACTTTCTGGATTAATACCTTTTACTGGCTTGTTAGGACTGGTTCCAGTGTTATGACCACCTTCCATACCGCCTTTACCGCCTAGAATATTGTGTGCTGTAGCACCAGTTGTAGGTTTGCCTTTGCCCGAGCTAATAGGGCTCTTGGTGTTTTCACCTGTTGGCATACCGTCGCCTGTGTTTTTACCTACAATAGCACCTTGATTTTTTTGGCTGTTTTTATCCCAGTCATTACCAACTTTTTCAACATATTCTCTGGTAACACGACGATTTTCATAAGCAGGCATACCCATCATATCTTCAGCAGGTTTATCATGGTCAATATCATGGTCAATATCATGGTCCATGTCATGGTCCATGTCATCGTCACCTGCACCGCCACCCATTGCAGCGAATGCCTGTTCTAGTTTTTCGATAGCAGCCATAATATCCATTTTAACTTCTTCTTCGGCATCCATGGGCATTTCTTCACCAGCATCGCCTACTTCGGCACCTAGGTCACCTGTTTCTTCATCACCAGGCATGTCGTCGCCATCCATCATGTATGAATCTTCAAGTTCCTCTTCTTCGGCTTCTTCCATGTCCTCGTCATAGGACTCATCTACATCATCATCAGCAGATTCGTCTACTTCTTCGTCAGACTCATCAACTTCTTCGTCGGCAGCTTCATCAACTTCTGCGTTTTGCTCTTCTTCAGCGATTAAATTTTCATAAATATCTCGGCTTTTTTCTACAACTATCTCGTGGAAAAGCTCATTGGCTTTATCCATTTCTTCATTCACAAGATAGTCTAATAATTGTTCAAATTTAGACATTTCCGTTATTCTCCTTAAACTCTAGCGGCAAGGCTGTCCAGTATATTTACAGAGTTGTAATATAATTAACACGAAATAGGCCTAAAATGACTCATTTTGGCCTAGAGTTGACAGAGTTTCAGCCCTGATTGACTAATTTTTAAACCTGAGGACCTGCCTCAGGTGGTGGTGCAGCATACATTTTTCTAACTAATATTAATTCTTCCCTACGTTCTGCTTGATGTGCTTCATTAGATCTACGTATTTCTCCCAACATTTTTAAGGTCAATCTAGTTTTTCTAACATCAGTATCACGGAGAATTGAAGTGTCATTACTGGAAATATAGCGATTATCATCTTGATAAAAATCAGATGATGTTCGGTTCACATAAACAAATTCACGCAATAACATACGAGTATTTATCAAACTTGAGGTTGCTCCGTGGGCGGAGTTTCAGGCATTTGACCTTGTTCATCGGGCAATTCCGCAGTGTTGGCAGTGGCAGATCCTAGTTCTGAACCTATAGCATTAGCACTAATACCGCCCCCACGCATCTGAGCACCAGCGCTTAAATCTTCGTCATCATCGATGTTTTCTTCCTTCCACATACGCTCATTTTCTGCTACTTCTTCAGCGGTTAGGCCTAGGAAGCGTTTCATGGAGAACCTCTTGCTAAGGTATGGAACTTCTGCCAGTGTGCCAAATGTATTAACACGAGCAGTGTCCATCTCAGCCTGCCTGTAGCTGGCAAAATTTTGCGGAGGATTAAACTTGATATCAAAGATATTATTATCTATGTTAATACCTTTTTTGTATAGGTATAATTTAAATTCTGTATCAAATACTTCATGCATTAGGGATTGTAATCTTTCACAATATTTGTTAAATCTAAGTTCCTGAATATAAGCGGTTCCGACCCTTCCATCATTAAAATTACTTCCCCCGTCATCGGGGCCAGTAGGTAGATAGCTACTAGGGATGCGTAGAGCACGAAAAAGTTTATTAGTAAAGTACTTAAGGTCATCAATTTCTCCTAGATTAGTTCCACCTGGTAATATTTCAACCTTACTGCCTCGCCCCTCTGCTGTTTGTGGGAAAAAATAGTCTTCATTTATTGATAGTGGATTATAGCCCGAATCAATGACTGTTTGTGATCCACCTGTGCTACTTGGTATACGTCTTTGGTTTACTTCATTTTTTACACGTTCAACGAATGCCATTGCCAAGTGACTGGGCATGTTACCCACATCAATATAGAACACACGACGTTCTGGAGCACGTTGAACACGATATATGATAATCGCGTCTTCTAGTAATTCTTTTTGTTTGAATACCTTAAAAATACTTTCTAAAAGACTGTTGCCAAAAGGATAGTTATTGTCTAATCCTTCACTCATAGATATATGAATAACATGTTCAGCATTTAAGGTATATTGATTTTGGTTTTGTGTAAACCTGCTGGCATTAGTGGATGTAGGAAAGGATCCTACCATACCTCTGGCTCCTCCTGCTCCACCTTGTCCTGTTCCGTAGCTGCCACCAAATTGACTACCGCCGCCATGCACATTGCTAGGATTAATGGCTGTGGCGTTTAATTTTTCTAAGTTAGGATTCCAATCTCTGATAACATATTGTTCAGGTTTTTTTCCTTCTGATTCATTTACAATAATCTTATCTACTTTGGCAGGATCTACATACATCCAAGACTGAGTTTCAGGATCGCGAATAAAGAAAACATCTCCGTATTTGAAGGCATTACGCACTATTTTAAACATTCTAGTATGAAACTTGTTTAACTTAGTCCATTGTTGCAGATACTTTTTAATAATTCTAATTTCAGTACCTGTGGCAGACTCTTTGAAAAAAACTTGAAATGGAGTTCCGTTTTCTACATTTTCTTGACTGCAAAACTCTGCTAGAATATCAAGAGCAGCATTAACTTCACTGTCCCAGTCCATGGTGTCATATTGACCATACCGTTCGAGACGATTAGGATGACCTGAATAAACATCTGGTAGATAGCTGGAATAGTTGGATCTGCTGGCACTTGGCCCAGAACTGATCATTGAGCCGCTGATAGGACTCAAACTACCGGAAGTATTAACGGGAGTAAAATATTTACGCCAACTCATGTATTAAGCCCAAGCATTTCCACTTAGTTCCTTTGTGGCCCTTACAGCATTTGCTGTATTATCAGCTACTCTTTGAGTTTCTTTGATTAATTGTACCATCAATGTATTTAAGCGTGACAGTTCCTGATTGCCACCACTACTGGCGTAATCCACAATTTGTTTGATTTGATCTTGTGTGGCCACTGTCTCTCCAGCTTGAACATTTAACGTAGCAGATTCTTTTTCCCACCAGTTACCTGTCATGCCTATTGTGCCAGAATGTCTAGGAAAAGGGTTGGAGCCAGGTGCGAAAGGTGATCCTCTATTATTCCCAGAGCTATTTCCATCTTTAATCCTATCTATTTTAGCCTGTAGTTCTATTAATTCCCCTCTTTTACTGCTTAATTCTTTTTCGACTGTATCAAGATATTGTTTACTGTAACGATTTTCACCCAGATTTCTAGTATCTGCTATTAATTTACTTAACCTTTCAACCTCTCTTTCTGTCTTGTTAAAATCCACCTGAGCTCTCATTAGTTCTGGATTTTTTAAACCGAATCGAACTCCAATTATGCTTACTGCCCAATTATTCAAAGCAAGCATGAGTTCATCTAGCATATTTAAGAAGTATGGACGAACAAAATCCAATAGGCTGTCAAACATTTTTTTAGCGGCAGGTTGTATAACTTGTATCCAAGCAGGCTTTATAGTTTCCCAAATATTTCCGGTACCTTCTACAAGTTTATCAAAGAATATTTTAAGCCTTTCTTGAATATTAGGAGCGTCTTTGATTTGTTTAAACGTGTCTAATAACCAATCTATGATACGTTTAACATAGGGTAATGCAAAGTCTACCAGACTACGTAGTATCTGTTCTAGTTTTTGAGCAATAGGTGTTATAAAATTTGACACAATGGAAAATATATTTTGTCCAAATTGTCTAACACTTAGCTCTGCTTCTCTAGCAGCTGAAGCACTAGCTCTCCTTGCTTTTTCTTGTTCTGCAACTGATTGCTCTGCCTGTGCTTGTCTTTGTGCTTCTGTTCTACCATTAGCAATAACTAGCCTTTTATATAATTGAGATAAGTTTAAAAGAGCATTATTACTTAAATTTAAATAAGCTCCTGATTGACCTAGTGGTCGTAAAACATTATTATCATATGCCTTGGCCAGTTGATCTAACAGTCTCTCCTGCAGAGCTTCTCGTTCTACTGCGCCTAGAGTCATGTCTGTTCCTGCTCTAGCAAAGCCTGATACTATTCCTTGTAGAGTCGGTCCTATGGCACTGTATAAAGTCCCCATTTCCTCGTTCATTGCTATGAGAGGACCACCTCCTGTCATTACAAACTGTTTTACAAAGTTAGCAGCAGCAGGACCAGCCTGATTTTCTACCCTTTCTATTACTGTGGTTAACATGGTCCTAGCTTTGTCACTTAATGACTGAGTATAATATTGAAATGCACCTTGGAACTTTTTCTCTTTAAGCTCTTTTTCAATTTCTTCTCTGTTTTTTCCAGTCGCCTTGGCCAACAGATCTATTTGTAACAATAAGTTACCTGCACCTTCTGCCAGTTGAGTATCACTCATACCTCTAGCTCTGTTCATTCCACCTATGAGTGTAATAAAAGTTCCTGCTCCTTGTGCTAGATCCCTAGCACTATATCCTAATCCAAAAAGTGTGCGAGCTAACGGACCGCTGGTAAGTTGTGAGATAACACTACCAAATCTAGCTACACCTTCAGTCATACCAACGCTGGCTAATCCTTCTGAGCTGGCTCTTACTACCTCTTGAAACTCCTGCATGGTCAGTCTTGCACGAAAGGCACTATTTCTAAATGCTTCTAAACTGCCGCCAAAGGTAGCACCACTCTGGCTAATCTGGCTAAATGCGTCCAGAGTAGCTTCTCTAATTCTTATAATGTCAGCATACATCTTAAAGATCGTGCCCATAAAGAATGGGAGATCTCCTAGAGCAGAATAAAAATCACTAAGTCTTGCTGTGCCTAACATGGCTGCTTGACCAAACTGTGTTAGATTTATTATGGTTTGGGTAAGACCGGTAAACAATTTTTTAAATACATCAGTTACTAATCCTATAATACCGCCCAGTATATTACCTACTAATTTTAGTGCTCCTAGAGCAGCACTGGCTGCTCCTGCGGCAGCACTGAGTCCTCGCACACTTCTTTCTGCTTCACGGTTGGCTTGAGCACCTGATCCACCACCTCCGCCACCACCTCCAGATAGCAGTCGTTGAATATTACTCAAATTAGTATTTTGACTGCGGGCTACAAATAATAGTTCTTCAAGAGTAGCTTCTGTGGCTGCTGACATAGTTTAAGGTCCGATATAATCTAGGTATATAAATAATTTCATACTAGTCCAATACTTATTTATCGGAGTTCAAATGCAACATTTCACCCCTTCAACCAAGACCAACCCATTGGCAGCATGGATGCGTCAGCCAAAAATTTATATTAGATTACCCAGTAATGGTAAATTTTGGCCAGCAGGTAGTATATTCATGCCAGATAATGATGAGTTGCCCGTGTATTCTATGACAGCCCGAGATGAGCTTATGTTTAAAACACCAGATGCTCTAATGAATGGTCAAGGTGTCGTAGACGTTATTCAGAGTTGTTTGCCCAACATTAAGGACGCTTGGAAATGTCCTACTATAGACCTAGATACAATCTTGGTGGCCATAAGGTTAGCTACCTATGGAGAACGTATGCCTTTCACACACAAGGTGCCGAATACCGATGAAGAGGTTGAATATGAAATAGATCTAAAACTATTATTAGATCAACAGAGTCAAAACTATTGGATAGATCAAGTTGTCATCAATGAAAATATAGTGGTGTTTGTTAGGCCATTGACCTACAAACACATGACTCAGCTGAGCATAAAGACTTTCGAAACACAAAAGATTCTTCAGGTAGTAAATGATGATGCTATGAGTGACGAAAAGAAATTGGCCTATGTAAATCAAAGTTTTAGAACAATGACACAGATAACCACAGACCTCATGGTAGACAGCATAGAAAAGATTGTGACCATGGAAGCAGAAGTATCTGATAGAAACACACTACGAGAATTTATCGATAATGTAGACAAGTCTATATTTGACCAAATACAGAAACACCTAGCCGAATTAAAGAAACATAATGATCTAAAGCCTTTGTCTTTTACCACAACAGAAGAACAACAACTTAAAGGTGCTCCTGCGACCTATGAAATGCCTATTAATTTTAACGATTCAGATTTTTTCGCCTAAGGCTTTTGACCTTATCTAATGAACAAATAGAAAAAGAAATTGTTAAATTAGATAACGAGTCAAAAGCCTTAAAAAAAGAATTATTTAAATTAGCTTGGTTTATGCGGGGATCGCTTACAATGGATCAGATGTATCAGTTAGATATTAACGATAGAGAAATAATTGCAGAACTTATAGCTGAAAATCTAGAAACCACAAAACAGAGTGGTCTTCCTTTCTTTTAGAGAGCAGCCTTAAGTTTGTTTCTCTCTGCTGGTGTCAAGCTGCCCAACATGCCCTGTATTTGAGCCAGAACATTTTGTCCGCTACTGCTACTTGATCCAGAACCTAATCCATATTTTTGTCCTAATGGAGCAGATGCAGCAGTTGAACCTCCACTCTTATAGGCATTCTGAGCAACTGCTTTCCAAACTTCTCTAGATGTATTTGGATCTGTAAGATCATACATGTTCTGTCTTAACGGCATTGAAGGTAATCCTTGCTGTTGAAAAAACTTTTCTAACTCAGTTTTAGGTGCCATGTTTAAACTAATCCCTGCTCTCAATGCCCATTGTCTAAAAGTTTTTTCTAGTTCGTTAGCTCTTTTTCCTACATCTAGATTAGCCTGAGCCGTGGTTGATCCTAGTTTCGCCAGAGCTCCTGTAGCCATACGTTGACCTAAACCCATAGGAGTAGTTCCTAATTCACTAATAGTTTCGGTGTTTTCAGAGATTACATCAGAGATTTTCATAATCTTTCCTCAAAAGTCTAACAAATTTTATTTATTAATCTGAAACGAACTGCGTTCGTTTGCTTCTTCGTCTAACGACTCGAAGCAATTTTCTTTTCTATCATCCAGATTAAATGGTCATACTTTGCCCAGAGCGGGCAAAGATGTACTTGTCATCATCCGAGTTAGCAAGTCATTCCGCGTTAGAGCATTACAGTGGCGGTCGGCCGGTACCACGAGCTCAGTCTTTATCCGACGGCAGGCACACATAAACACGCAGACGTCTATATGTCCGTTAGGGAGTTATCCTTCTTTTTGCCTTTAAATTAACCTATTCAAACAACCAAATCACGGCATTTAGTGATCTTCATCCTTTCGGGTAGTGGTCGAGTTCTCACCACGGCGGTGAGCATTCCGTCCCTGCGATACTGGATCCAGGTCTAGGGCGCATGAAGTTAGCCTGCGCGAGCCATTAACCGTTAAGTTTGCCTTTTATGTGGGTGCCATGGACACGAACAGATATCTGTCCGTTATAGTATTCGTCTGATTCTAGTACTTTGCGAGTAAATTGTTCACGTGCTTCGGTATAGGAACATTCTGCCTTTGAATTACAAAAGTATAGTATTTCTCTTAAAAATTTCTCTGTGCCTAATTTGAGTACGTCTTGGTTGAGATTATCGTTTGAGCCATAATATGTCTGCCAATCCGACTCTATTTTGCTTTTAGTTCTTTTTCTTTTTTTAGTGCCGTTTTTGAGTCTTACAGTTTTATAAGTTATTTTGGAGAATTTAGATAATTTTTTGCCTACGTATTTTTTGCCAGTTACTGTATTGGTGATGAGATATACGAAACCTATACAGTTCTCGGGTAATTCATTAATAATCGTCCCTTGGTAGGTCCAAGACATTGATTATTTTGCAGTTTTGGCCTCTTTACGAAGAGCCTTTTCTGCTGTAATTTCATTACGTCTTGTCTTAACTGCCTTACTGATTTCTGCCAGAGCCTTGCGAGCTCTAGTTCCTGCGGCAGCGTTACCTCCTGTGAATTTTTCATCTTCTTTTAGATATTCTTCAAATAGTCTTTGTAGTTGTGTTGTTGTTTTGTTCATCTTTTTTTCCTTTAGGTCTTCCCCTTTTTACTGTTTGTTTCCTATGTTCGAGGTAGGCAGCTCTAGCCATTTTTTGTAAATCTTTTAAAACTATATTCATTCTTCGTCCAGTTTTTTTAACATCTAGGCAAGTTTCATAGCCTAGGTTTTTTGAAAAGGATCTATGGTAATTATGCAGAGATACAGCAAGGACTACATATTCTGAATATAATTCTAAATATTGTTCTAAAGGCTTATTCAACATAGTCTATATCATTTGAGTAGCTGGTAAATCCGTTTTCTTTTACAACTCTAAGCACGTTATTGACACGACCAATTAGTTCGTCTTTGTGACTGATTAGATAGATATTCTTGCCACGTTCGCGTCCAATTTTTTTCAACATAGCCAATGCTGATTCTACACCTGCTGAATCCATGCCTGAATCTATAAGTTCGTCAATGAACAGTAGATTAATATTTTGATATAGTCCTTCCCATACATCACGGAATGCAAAACTCATTGATAGGATCAGTCTATTACGTTCTCCTCTACTTAGATTATCAAAGTCTAAGTCTTGTCCAAGTTGAGTAATTTCAACATTTAGATCATTTTGAAATATGACCTTATGAGGTAGTCCGAGTCTATCAATATAGTATCCTAGTCTCTTATTAAGATAGGTCAAGTTTTGATCAATAATACGTTTTCGTATGAAACTATCCTTATTTGTCAACAATTTTAAAAGGAATTCTTGATGATCTCTTAATTTCGATAGTTCATTTATATGGGTCCAATCTATTCTCTGTAAGGCAGTATTGGTTAATTCTATAATTTGTTCTTCATAAGGGTTGGACTCTTCTGATTTTTCAATGATTGTCTTTTCTAAATTTACAAGATTATGCTTGTGTCCTTGTGCTTCCGCTTCAGTATCATAAAATGTATCGGGACGCTTGGGTTGTTTTACAATTGCCTCAATTTCATTTACAACTATTCCATAATCATGTGTGACCTTGCCTGCATATTCATTGGCATCAACTAGATTTTTTTCTACTTCTTGAATCATATGATCATGATCATGATCCTGCAGACCCTGTTTACAGGAAGGACATGTTTTGTTTTTCAGCATGTCATAATCGCAAGTATACTTTTCTACACTTTTAGCAGCCTGCATGACCGCAGTTTCTAGAGTAGCACGTTGTTTTCTAAGCTGTGTTAGTTTACGATCATTCTCTAACCATGTGGCCAGATCTTTGTGCGCCTGTATTTCTGCTTCAATGTTAACAGATTCAAGATTCACAATGGCACGACCTAGATTTTCTAACTCTTGTTGGTGTTTGTTGTCCCAGGCAGAACTTTTTATTTTTAAACTATCTATACTTTTTTGAACATTTTCATTAGCTGCTTTTATGGCTTCTATTTTTGTGTTTTCAGTTTGTATAAGGTCTTTGGTCTGTTTTATATGATCTTTTAGAGTATCTGCTTTCTCACTTAATAAAGTAATACCAAGTAGCTGTTCTATAACTTCACGTTGTTCAGCAGCCTTCATAGAAAGAAAAGGTTCGGTATAGGTATTTAAGGCCACTAGATGTTTAAACATGGTGTGGCTGATTTCCAGCATGTCCTCTATGCTTTTCTGTGTCTCTCTGCTGTCGCCTTGACTTTCGTCTTCGGCTTGATCAGTTTTTAGTTCGTGGTTATTCACAAACAATTTTAACACATTGGGTTTACGGCCTCGTTCTATCCTATAATGATTTTTACCTTTTTCAAACTCTACAGTGACCAACATATTTTTGCCATTAGTCTTATTAATTAGGTTTTCTTTTCTAATATTTGTCAGAGCCTGACCGTAGAGTCCATAACTTAGTGCGTTAATGATTGTTGTTTTACCTGTGCCGTTTCGTGAACCGGTGTCATCTCCTCCTAGGTCTAGGTTGGATCCTAGTACAAGGGTTAGATTTTGTTTAGAAAAGTCTACGGCCTGGGTTTGATTGCCCACGCTCATGAAGTTTTTTACTGTGAGTGTTTTAATTTTGAACATTTTCTTTTATAAGGTAGTCATTATACTTGCCGAAAATTTGCATTACATCTTGGGGTATTTCACTTGGGTCCACATTTACATAAGGATTATCTCTATTGAACAGATCTGCACCTAGCTTGATACGTTGTTTGATATGATCCGGATTTTTATACTCATCTCTATCCAATTCTGTATGACTAAATGATTCAATTTTGTATTTGATTTTTTCTGTGTCACCCCAATAGCTTAGATGCCATCCTCCTCTAATAATACAGGGATATCCGTATTTTTCATTACGCTGTGCCTGAGGATCTCTTTGACGAGCAAAACTTATCTTACTGGTAGTGGTACCTCTAATAGGAATAATCTGTTTTTGTCTAAAATTATAGCAGAAATGATCTTGTTCTATGGTCAATGCTGGAGTTCCTGCATCTAGATGTTCACGTATGATAGGAATACAATCTTTATGCCATATTTCATCTAGGTCACTGAATAGGATAATATCCTCATCTTGAAATAGATCAATGCAAGAACCCATGTAGCGACGTTGAGCATGTTCGGCAGCCCAGGGTCCGGTAGCGTAATCTCTATCATGTCTAGGCTGTTTGGTAAAGTCATATCTATCAGCACTGGTAATAAAGGGAAAATATAAAATTTTGTCAAGATATGGCTTAAACCGTGACATGTTCTGCATGTAATACATGGGCTTTTGTTTACCACTGAATGTCATGTTTGATTCTACCAGAACAAAATAATCCACATGAGGATAGAGATATTCTAATCTTCCTTCTAGTATTTCATATTCATTGAAGAAAATAAAACAGTCTATAATCATAGGTTTTTGTATATGTCTAACAGTAGGTTTTTATTGATTTGATTTGAATCTATGTTGACTAACTGTTCTATTACAATTTGATCTACACTTTCAAATTTGGTATCAATATTATCATCAAATCCGTTATCTAAATTATTTTTATCTTGAACTAGGCTGATATCTCTGATATCATATTTTGACACAAAATTTTCTCTAATAAAGTTTGCTTCTTCAAAGCTGATATCAACATCCAACAAAACTTTTAGATGCATCTTGGATTTAATAATTGTATCTGGATTGTTAATTAATTCACTTAGTTTTACAACTCTATATTTGGGACAGTCTTGCCAATTTATAAACTCGGGGTCACCTCCCCATTCAAGAATCATCATGCCTCTATCATCGTCCCAATTGTCAGCAAAGTTGTGTGGAAATGCATTACCTATATACCAAACATTGCCCTTGTTCTGACGTTTATGGAAGTGTCCGCTGAACACATAGTCTGGACTCTTAAGATCTATGGCCTGTAGTTCTCCATGATCCGGCATCTGTACCATGGCATTCATCATAAACTGCGGTAGTTCAAAATGTCCAAATATGTATTTGCTCTTAAGAGATTTCATGTCCTTCCATTCATCACCAACTAACCAAGGAACCAGGGTGACATTGCCTATAGTGGTAACAGAATCTACCACAGTCACTCCAGGTATGTGACGTCCGAACACACTGCTATGAATGTCTCGTTTGTCCTTATAGTATAGGTCGTGATTGCCAGGAAACCAAAAAAATTGTTCAAATGCAGAGCCTAATTTTTCCAAACATCTCATACTGGTATCCAGGGTGATTAGATTTAGACTGTTACGATTGTGACTCCAATCTCCTAAAAAGATTCCTGTATCACAGTTATTTTTTTGAGCTGTATCGATATACCAATCTATAAAATCTTCACAGTCTTTGAGATGTAGAGTAGAGTTTGATTTTAGCCCTACATGAAGATCTGTGAATGCTGCCACCTTTTTAAAAAGGTTCATATAAAATTCTCCTTCTATGAGTTTAACAGGTTTTATGTTAAACTGTCAAGTCCCTGTTTCTTCCTCAGTCTCCGGATCTTCTTCTAATTCATCTTCACTTTTAGGCATACGAAGATTTTTATATAATTCTGCTTGTCTAGCAGTCTCCTCAGCATATTCATGAGCATTTTGTCTAGTTGAACTTGGTGTAAGTCCGTTTTCTTCTAGCATGTCATCGCGAATATTTTGATTTTTCTTTTCAAGATTTAAAATTCTCGTAAAACTATTAGTAACTGCCGCGGTATAATAGGCAAATGGATTTTCTGATTTAGATTCATCAAACTGCAGACCAATTTGACTGAGTTGAAGAATAGCCTGTCCTTTCATTTCATCGATATAGGTGTAGCCCCGCCAGTTTGATCTTTGAGCATAACGTTCAGATAGTTTTATAAACATTCTGCCTAATCCTTCTGTTATGCGACCATGATCTCTACTGAACTTGCCAGTTTTAATTCCTCCTTTCCAATGACTCTTACCCACACAGACTAATTCGTTTTGGTCATTAAATTTCCAATGTTGAAACGGAGGAAAGTTGACCTTTTCATGACCGTCGGCTGTGGTTTTGGTAGTTTTTTTACGTCCGGGTGCTAAAGGAATATGGTCATAGGTCATTATACGAATTATGATATCAGATTTGGCAATAGTTTTATAGTCTGGAGTGCATTCTGCTAGTTTAATTTTCTTATCGCCATTATGTCTGGCTAGTATAAATGCCTGTATGCCTAATCTTTTGGCACGATTGCGCTTGGCTTCTGCTATTGTTCGTATATTAACCTTGGTTAAACTGGTTAAAATAATGTCATATTGTTGGAAATCTGGTTTAGAAAAACTGGAAAAACTACACTTGCTCTTATGGATCTCTGAAAGTAGATCTCTGTTGTTTAAATATTTTACTTTGCGTGTTGTGAATATTCCTGTGGTCATTATAGTTTTTGTATCCTTTATCACAGTATAACATCTATAACTCAAATGTCAATCATGCATTAAGTAGGTAGTTTATTTAATTTATTAAATAACACAAATGGAAATATATTTATGAGTAATGACGATTCGCGCATAAATTGGAAACCACTTCCTCTAGGTCAAGGTATTTTAAATCAACTACTAAAACCTTTATTCAAATCTGTAGCGCCAGGAGCAGAGAGGCCTCAGGTAACACCTGCTCAGGTTAATATTACCAGTCCTCAAATATCTTCAAGGCAACCCGATCTTAGGGTAAGAATAAAGGTGCCCTCTAGTTATCTAACATCATTGACGCACAACGAAGGGAATTTGGAAAATTTTGGAGGAATCATATTTCCTTACACTCCTCAGATACAGTATGACAACAAAGCCGACTACAGTCCTTTAAACACAGTTCATTCTAACTATGGACAAAATTTTTATACTAGATCTCAAGTAGGTCCTATAAACATTACAGGAAAATTTACAGTTCAAAATCAAACCGATGCTCAAAATTATCTAGCAACTGTGCATTTGTTAAAGGCCTTGACTAAAATGCGTGTAGGAAAAGATTTATATGCTGGAAGCCCTCCTCCTGTCTGCAGATTATATGCTTACGGACAGTTTATGTTAGAAAATGTGCCTGTGGCTATTAGTAATTTTAGAATAGATCTTTCAGAACAAGTTGATTATTTTACAAATAAAGAACCTAATGCCTATGGATTAAATGCTGTGCCTACAATGTCTACTATAGCCATAACCTGTATTGTAATGTATAGCAGGAAAGAAATATTGAACCATAGCGTAGACAAATGGTTATCTAATACAGATAATCATAGAAAACAAGGATATCTATAATGGCTGTTTATTCAAAAACCAGTCCTTATTATACAACTTTAGCAACTGGTAATTACTTAGATGTAATGACTCATAGAGATTTTGAATTTCAAACTGATGATGTTTATTATAATCTAACTAAGGAATATGAATTTAGACCAGACCTGTTGGCCTTTGATCTTTACAATGATGTTAATCTTTGGTGGGTGTTTGCCATAAGAAATAAAAATGTTATTAAAGATCCTATTTTTGATTTTCGTGCAGGATTACAAATATATTTGCCTAAATTATCTACCTTAAGGCGTGACATAGGTATCTGATATGACGGAACAAGTAGAGCGCAAAACTGAAGTTAAAAGAGCAAAAGTAATAGTAACTTCGTCTAGGATAAATCCTCAGAAAAAAGATCCTGACTTTGTTTTAGGAAATGTGTTAGATAAGTATAGGTCGTACACTTATAATATAACACTAGCAGCCCTGTCTGCCGAAAAACTTGAGAATCCCTATAGCTGGCGTGAAGGCACAGATCAATTGGACCTTATAGTTTTGAATTCAGCAGGTAAAGATGGCAATGGCCTGAGAGCAACTGCTGCGGTGGATGTTACAAGATACAATGAAAATGAGCTTGGGCAATCACCTACAACTATAATTTCTGCTAAGGAAGCTGGAGAAATAATCAAAGATTTTAATCTAAAAAGCCCTGGCAGATTTGATATGTATATTAATAATATAGAGTTAAAGACTATATCAACATATGCTTTAGGTGCTACTCTTGGACAAACTATTACATTTGATGTTATTGAACCTTACAGTATAAATGGATTTGTTGAAGCATTACATGTGGCCAGTGTTGGAGCAGGGTATATCAGTCCTATCGGAACTCCTTTTTTATTTAAAATTGAATTTAAAGGATATCCTGATAGTAAAGATATTACAGATCCGGAAAATATATTGTATGCTGATAGATATTATGTAATTAGGTTTAACGATATACAACAAGATTTTACAGAAAGGGGAATCAAGTATTCCTGTAAAGGATTTGCCTTCCACGAGAGTGCGTTTGGAAATCCTAATCAATTAAAAATGCCAGTGAGTGTTCAAGGAACTACTGTGGGTGAAGTTCTTAATAACCTTACAAAAAATCTAAATGAGCAATTAAAGAAAAATAATTCACTGAGCAAAGATAAAGAATTAGCAGCGGAATCAGATACTTACAATATTTTATTTGCAGATGTCGATGCTAAAGGAAATATTGACCTAACTGTTAAAGATAATTTCTTTTCTAAAAGTAAATTGAAAACACCAGGCAAAGATTATGTCTTGCCTAGAGGAGTAGACGCTGGCGATCCTAATATGGTAGATGACAGAGGTAGAGTCAAGTCAGGCGAAAATTCTAGTTCAGTAAGTGTTTTTAATGAAAATACCAACATCACCAGCGTTATAGAGGCTGTAATTAGAGACAGTGAATACGGTAAGCGACTTTTAGAAAAAATGTATCAGGGCGAAGTTCCTCAAAACGGTATGGTAGATTGGTTTATGATTCATCCTAGAACTAAACTAAAACCTAAAATAGATCCAACTACTAATAAAAATTACACTGAATATACATTTATTATCACACCATATGCTGTGCATTACACTAAGGTTCCAGGTTTTAGCACACAAAAATGGAACATAGAAGATATAGAAGATAGAGTTTTAAGATCTTATAATTATGTTTATACAGGTAATAATTCTGACCTGATTAGCATGAAGCTAGATTACAAATATCTTACCTTTGAAAACATTAGTATATTCAAAGGACAAAGTGATTTTGATCAAAATAAAAATAGTCTTGCTCAAGACACAAAAAATCAAGTTACAGAAAGAGGAACACCAACAGACAATTCTCAAAGGGATACACCAGGGACTAATCAAAGATTACCAACACCTATGCTTAATGCCTATCAGGGCAATACTCCAAACGCTGGACCTCCAGGTCTGTCTCCATTTGATGTAATATCAAAGCAGCTTCATGAAAGCATTATTAATTCTGTAGTTAATGGCATAAACGGTGAAATAGAAATAATAGGCGATCCTCTTTATTTGGGAACAAGTGGCCATGGTAATCAGTTTCAAGATGTATACAAAGGTGATAACAGATTTACCACAGAAGGAGAGATGAATTATCTAACACAACAGGTATTCATTAAAATAAATTTTAGAAATCCTGTTGATATAGCTCCAAATGGCAGCTACATTTTTGACTCTAGTAAAGCGCAGTTTGGCGGAATATTTTGGATAAGAGAAGTAGTTCACTCGTTTAATGACGGAGTGTTTAAACAACGTATTCAGATTACAAGGATGCCAGGACAAATCTTACCAGAATCTACAATGAAAGAAACCAGACCAGAGGACTTTTTTTATGTTGAACCCGACCCAAAGACTATTCCAGTTCGTGATATTACACGAGCAGTGGCCAGACCTAGGGATCCTTGTATAGGTATTAATATTTTTGGACAACTCCAGTCTGTTATAGCAGAAATAGGGCGTATTAACCAATTAGGTGCTCAGGTTGTTAATAGTATAACAGCACCACTTGCACAAGGAATAAACGCAGCAGTAGGACAAATACAGCAAGGTGTTAATAAAATCGTTAACCCTATTGCTCAAACTGCACAGCAAATTAATGCTGCTATAACAAATGCTACCAGTGCAGTAGGTATGAGTATCGCAGAACTTGCCAATAAATTATGTATTAGCCCCGAACAACTTCAATCTGGAAGTCCATTGGCACTATTACAGTTAGGTGCTCTAGCACAAGCATTTCCGGATGGAGTAGATCCTAAGGCTGCTGCTGAAAAAGGTGTGGCTATAAATCAAATTCCTGTAGGTAACCTTGTTAATCTTCCACCTTTGGCTCCTAACCAATCAGCTCCTAATGCAGAAGTTAACACAGTTGATCTTGCAGATATTATGAAGTTAGGTGGAGGCGCAAGTTTAGCCAGTGCCTATGGAGTAATAACACCATCGAGTATAACAGGTGTTGATAGATCTACAACGATAAATCTATTACAAAGTTCTAGTAAGTTTGTAAATCCATTAACTAGCTTAAACACGTCTAGAACATCAGTAGATAATACAATTACTAGTGACCAAGCAATGACGTTATTGACCAATAATTCAAGTTCAGTTGAAGCAAAACTTAGATCCAGCGGAACTTATGATACTGGCCAACTTAGCACATCACTGGCATCTAATTTTGGCAGCAAAGCTCAAAGCCCGTTAACAAAGTTAATGAGTTAATATGCAAGTAGAAAAACGTAGTAGCAGCAAATTTAACAGCTCGGGACCATACCTAGCAGACATTACTAATAATTTAGATCCTACCTACATGGGGATTATAGAAGTTTCTCTAAGAAAAAATCAAGCTATACCATCTGATCTACAAAGCCTTACCCATCCTGTAAGATATCTCAGTCCTTTCTATGGTGTTACAAGTATAAAGTTTGAAGGAAATAACAGCAGTGACTTTAATGATGTTCAAAAAAGTTATGGAATGTGGATGGTGCCTCCTGACATTGGAACTAGTGTCTTAGTAATTTTTATTGAAGGCGACCCTAATCAAGGATTTTGGATAGGTTGCGTGCCAGACGAGTTTCAAAATCATATGGTTCCTGGCGTAGCTTCATCTCTTAATTCGTCTATGACGCCCGAACAGATAAGAAAATATGGAACTACCAATGTCCCAGTAGCTGAAATTCATCGAGGGAGTCAAACTCTTAATACTCTGAAAGATCCGGCACGTATACCAAAAGCAGTGCATCCATTTGCTGATAGATTATTGGCTCAAGGATTACTGTTGGATACTGTAAGAGGAGTAACTAGTAGCAGCAGTAGGAGGGAAACTCCTAGTTTAGTTTTTGGTATTAGCACTCCAGGACCGACAGATCCTAATGGTAAAAAAGGCAAACTTGGCTATCAAGGCAATAGACAGTTTCCTATCAGTAGACTAGGTGGTAGCACTTTTGTTATGGATGACGGTGATGTAGATGGGGAAAATGAACTTGTTCGTATTAGAACTAGAACTGGACATCAGATTTTGCTGCATAATAGTCAAGATCTAATCTATATTGCTAACAGCAAGGGCACTGCTTGGGTAGAAATGACCAGTGATGGCAAGATAGATATATATGCCAAGGACAGCGTCAGTATTAGAACAGAGGCTGATTTTAATTTTAGAGCAGATAGAGATATAAACCTAGAAGCTCTAAGGAATCTTAACCTAAGTGTAGGAAATTCTATCAACATTAATGTTGAAAATGAATTTACATTGATAGCCAATAAGGATGGTAAACTAAGTTTTGCTAACCTTGGAGTGATTACTAGTGGTGACACTATGTTTAAAACTACTGGAAACATGCACCTTAAGGTGCTAGACACTTATTATCAGACAACTACCAATAATAATAACATAGTGGCAGGAAAAAATAATAACTTCAGTGCTAATGGAAACACAAATATTGCCACAGTAGGTAGTCATATTGAAACTGCTAAACAGATACATATGAATGGTCCAACTGCTGAACAGGCGAAAACAGCAGATTCTCCTACCGATCCTGTGCGTCTAAAGATTTATAAACTACCCAATAGAGATAAAACAGTGGGGTGGAGCAACGGAAAGTTTTATGTAACAGATGATCTACTCAGTATCATGCAACGAGCACCTACACACGAGCCATGGCCGCAGCATGAAAACTTTGATAAAGAAAAATATAGCACAGCAAATACTGACATTTTGACTGGATCTGCCAACTTATAAATATTCTTATGCCGTATAAGTCACAGGTCATTAATACAAGCAGGGTTATAGCCAATCAACCAGTAAAAAGAAGTCATTTTTACAAAGGATTTAGCACGATTGCCAATCAAGATCAAAGCGTAAGGCTTTACGATTTTGATTTAATCAAACAAGATATACTAAATCATTTTAGAACACGTAAAGGTGAACGAGTAATGAATCCTACCTTTGGAAGCATTATTTGGGATCTAATCATGGAACCTTTAACTGAAGAAACCAGAACTCTTTTGCAAGAAGATATTGCAAATATCTGTAGCAGTGATCCTAGAGTTACCCCTACTCAACTAGATCTTACAGAATACGATCAAGGTTATATCTTAGAAATTACCTTGTTATTAAACGGTACAGATCAAAGCGTGAATATGAAATTACAATTTGATCAGAAGATTGGTCTTGCGGTTCAATAAAACTAGCAGTTTATTTTTATAATAAATACGGTATCAAATTAATTCACTATGATACCAAAAAGTTCAAACAAATTATTAGTTACAGAAGATTGGAAAAAGATATATCAATCTTTTCGCAATGCAGATTTTCAAAGTTATGATTTTGAAACTCTAAGAAGAACAATGATACAGTATCTTCAGGAAAATTATCCTGAAGATTTTAATGATTTTATAGAGTCAAGTGAATATATAGCTTTAATAGATCTTGTTGCTTTTTTAGGTCAAAATCTTAGTTTTAGAATTGATCTAAACGCTAGGGAGAATTTCATTGAAACTGCACAACGTAGGGACAGTATCCTACGTTTGGCGCAGCTTATTAGTTATGTTCCTTCACGTAACGTGCCCGGTAGTGGGTTTTTAAAATTAACCAGCGTGGCAACTACCGATAGTGTTATCGATTCTAATGGATTAAACTTGGCTAATGTTACTGTAGGATGGAATGACAGCACCAATAGTAATTGGTATGGACAATTTATTAGTATTCTTAACAGTGCCATGGGGGGAAGTTTTAGTTTTGGTAAGCCCTACGATAGGGAAACTATCGATGGCATACTGACAGAGCAGTATAGAATTAATAGCAGTAATACAGATGTGCCTGTATATAGCTTTTTAAAGAATATAAACGGCACAGCAATGACATTTGAAATTGTTCCCTGCACATTTTCGGGCAAGTTATTTGTCTATGAAGAAGCTCCTAGACCAAGATCCACATTTAGTTTTATCTATAGAAATGATAATCAAGGATCTGGAAGTGTTAACACAGGATTCTTTGTGCATTTTAGACAAGGTGAACTAACTTCAAGTAACTTTACAATTGATAATCCTGTAGCCAATGAAATAATTGGCATCAATGCTAATAATATCAATCAAACAGATGTGTGGTTATGGAAGTTAGATAGCGACGGCACTTATGATTCATTGTGGAGTAAGGTTCCTGATGTTGTAGGCAACAATGTAATATACAATAGTTTGAAGAATGACAAGCGTGATATTTTTAGTGTTACCACAAGAGATCAAGATCAAATCGATCTAAATTTTGCTGATGGAAACTTTGGAAATTTACCTAAGGGCACATTTAGACTATTTTATAGGCAAAGTAATGGTCTAACGTATACAATTAAGCCAGAACAGATGAATGGTATAGTAGTTGAGATACCATATGTAAGCAAAAGTGGACAAAACCATACACTTACACTGACATTTGCTCTGCAATACACAATTAATAACAGTGCTGCAACAGAAAGTAATGTAAGTATTCAAAATAAAGCACCACAGGCGTTTTACGTTCAGAATAGAATGGTAACTGCTGAAGATTATAATATAGCTCCTCTAACTTTAGGCAGCGATATTATTAAAGTAAAAAGTGTCAATAGGGTAAGCAGCGGAGTTAGCAAGTACTTTGAACTTAGTGATGTTAGTGGGAAATATAGTAAGACAAACATTTTTGCATCTGACGGTATATTATATAAGAAAGATACAGAAAAATCATTTGAATTTACATCAAATAACCGTAACGGAATATTAGGATTCATTAAAACTCTTGTTGAACCTGTAGTTGCTGCTCCTTCGTTAAAGTCTTTTTACATAGATAAGTTTTCAAGGCCCAATTTATCCAGTTTAAACTTAACTTGGAACGCTCCTGTGCTAGGACAAAACAAGGGATATTTAGAAGATAGTGATAATACTGCCTACAGTGTTGGAGATTTTACGTCTAATAATTTGAAATGGTTAGTGCCCGGAGCCTTAGTAAAGTTTAAACCTTCTAGTGGTAAGTATTTTTCATCTTCAAATAAGTTAGTTTCTAATAAAAGCAATTCAACTAAAAACTATGTTTGGGTTAAGGTTGTTCAAGTTGTAGGTGATGGTAGCAATACCGGAGCAGGTCAACTAGATGACGGAACTGGTCCTATTACAATCAGCGCCTACATCCCTACAGGCGCTATTCCTACAGAAATTATTCCAAAATTTGTTGACGTATTAACCTTGCAATTTGAAAATGAAATGGTTAATCTTTGTCTAGCTCAGAGAAACTTTGGTATAAGTTTTAGTCAGTTAACTAGACAATGGACAATTATTTTAGATTCAAATCTTGACCTAGTTGGTCCTTTTGGTTTATCTAACCAAGGAAACTTAGATGATGCTAATTTAGATTCCAGTTGGTTGGTTGCGTTTACATGGACAGGAAAAAACTATAGGGTAAGGGCAAGAAATTTAGATTTAATTTTTGAAAGTGAACAGGAAACTGCTTTCTTTATAGATAAGAATAGTGTAAATTATGATTATGTATCAAATACCGTTGTCAAAGATCGAATCACAGTATTATCTGTCAATGAAGATCCTTTGACAACTTATGCACTAGAAAAAGACTACGTATGGCAGGTAGATGATAATATTGTAGAACAAGATGGTTATGTAGATCCTAAAAAAGTTCTAGTTAGTTTTTATGAAAAGACCAGTTTTGGTGAATTAGATGATCCAGATTCATTTATCAACGTAGTTCAACCTCAATCTACAGGTACCGTGTTAGGTTTAGATGGAAATTGGCAATTAGATAAATTTGTTTATTTTCAAAAATCTACCAACGGAACGGAATTGTCCTTGATAGATAGAGATAGTTTTATTGCATATAGTAATCCAGATAATGTTCCTCAAGGCACATCTACAAATCAACTTTATTATTTTTATGATGACAGTTATAATGTAGTAAATTCATATGATGGCACAACTTGGGTATATGAATCTGATTATTTGGCTTATCCTGGAAGGTCTGGTATTAAATTTCATTACGAACATAATAGCAGCGAGGATAGAAGAATAGATCCGGGTAAGAGTAATTTAATAGATATCTATCTATTGACCAGTTCATATGATACAGAATTTAGATCATGGTTATTGACAGGTATTGGTAGTGAACCGTTACCGCCAACCAGCACCGGCCTTGAACAAAGTTATTCTGGTGTGCTAGAGCCTATTAAAACAATAAGCGATGAGATAGTGTTTCAACCTATTAAGTATAAAATATTATTTGGAAAAAAAGCGCCAGTTAGTCTGCAGGCCTCTTTTAAGGCAGTTAAAAATACTGCAAGGACCAGCAGCGATAATGAAATTAAAAGTAGAATATTATTGGCTATTAATGATTTCTTTAATCTTGATAATTGGGATTTTGGACAATCTTTTTATTTTAGTGAACTATCTACATATGTCATGAATTTGTTATCTCCTGATATAACAAATTTTGTGATTGTGCCTAGGTCAAGCAACTTTGGAAGTTTATATGAGGTAAGTTGTTTATCTAATGAAATTTTTATTAATGATGTATCCGCTGATGATATAGACGTGATAGATGCTATTACCGCAACTCAATTAAACTCATCGAATATTGTTAATACATCCGGAACATAGTATGGCTGAAAAGAGTATTAAATCTGTCAATTTACTACCTGAATTTATTCGTTCAGAAAAAAATGCTAAGTTTTTATCTAGCACCATCGATCAACTAGTTCAGCCTCCTAGTGTAGAAAGAATTGATGGTTATATAGGATCTAAACTTGTCCCCAATTACGATCCTAATCAAGATTTATATCTCACTGAAAAAAGTCAACTTCGTAGAGATTATCAATTAGAACCAGCACTTGTGGTTAAGGATAACACCGGTGAGATTACAGATGTTATCGGTATTGATGATTTAACTAATACCATTAACTACAATAACGGTAATTCCAAGAATTTTGATAAAATTTATAGAAGCCATTTTGCGTCCTACAATCCACATATAGATCTTGACAAATTTGTTAATTATCAAGAATATTATTGGCTAGTCAATGGACCTGATACAGTTACTATTACTGGAACACAACTAAATTCTACGTCTACATTTACTGTTGTAGACAATGCTACTGAAACTTCTTTTGTTTTTAGTCCAGACGGTATTACAGAAGATCCTTTACTAATACTTTATAGAGGTAATACCTATAATTTTAATATAAATTCTATATATAAATTTTACATTAAAACACAACCCAGTGTAGGCAATGATGATTTATATAATCAAAACATCTCAAATAATGGAGTAAGTGCAGGCACCTTAACCATGATGGTGGACAATGACACGCCTGATACTTTATACTATGCAGCAGATGCATCTAGTTTGGCCAAAGGTATTATCGCAGTTAGAAATATCGCAGAAGATTCAATTATAAATGTAGAAGATGAAATAGTAGGTAAACAATTTTACACTTCTGGAACTGGTGTTGAATTAACCAATGGAATGAAAATTAGATTTGGTGGCACAGTTGTTCCATCTTCGTATATAGATAAAGAATATTTTGTTGAAGGAGTTGGTAAGGCAATTAAATTAATAGATGTAGCAAGCCTAATTACTAATGTTAATCTCAGTGAAATCTATGATGAAAATTTTGATTCCAGTCCGTTTGACACATATCCTTTTGACAATTACAGTGCATTACCTATCAGTCAGGAATATATCACAATAAACCGTTCAAGTAGAGACCTTAATCCGTGGTCTCGTTACAATAGATGGTTTCATAAAGAAGTCATAACAAAAAGTGCAGAAGCTAATAATCTTGTTCCTGTATATCCAAATGATAAGCGTGCTAAACGTCCTATTATTGAGTTTAAACCCGATCTAAAATTATACAATTTTGGAACTGAGGGACTACCGAATGTAGATTTAATCGATGACTATATTACTGATGCATTTAGTTTAGTAGAAGGCAGGTCTGCTCATATAGCTGATCAAGTTCACTTAGAGCAAGGAAATAGAATAATTTTTGTTGCTGATACAGATGAACAGGTTAGAAATAAGATATATCAAGTTAATATAGTTTTTATAGCGGGTAGAAAAAGAATAGAATTACACGAGGTTGCTCAGATTCAACAAGGAGTTGTCTGTGCTGTTAACAGTGGGGTCAAATATCAAGGAACAAGTTGGTGGTTCGATGGAGATAATTGGATTCAAGGGCAATCGCACGATACACTAAATCAAGCACCACTTTTTGACCTATTTACTAACGATGGAGAACAGTTTACAAACACTGATTTTCAAGGAAATAAAATATTTGGTTATCAAGAAGGACCCTATTTAGATTCTATACTCGACATTAATATAAATTATTCTAATCAAGGAGTAGGCGGATTTATATTTGAAGATTATTTGAATAATTCCCTAATAACTTATTCAGATGGAACAACTTTAGAAACTAGTAAGACTTTTGTAAAATACTGTCATCAGTCTGGAGAAGTGTATAAAAATACTTGGAATGATACAGTAGAGTATGGTATACCTATTATAGAATTTAAAGTTTTAGATCAAGCAACCTCTACGTATATTTTAGAATCTTTTATACCTATTGCTAGTTATTCAATTGAAGTATTTGTTGATAATAAAAAGTTAGATGCTGGCGATTATACAGTATCTACAATTAATCAAACAGCACAAATAGAATTTGACACTGAGCTAAGTTCAGGGTCTAAGTTATTAATTAAAATACATACTGACAATGATTTAGGAAAGGTAGGTTATTGGGAATCACCATTAGCTCTAACTAATAATCCTTTAAATCAAAAATTTGGAACGCTGACGTTCACGGAAGTTTCTGATCATCTCAAATCAATGATCGATGCCAGCCCTGATTTTGTAGGCAATTTTCCTGGCAATAGTAATCTTAGAGATATTGACAATATAGAGAAATATGGTAAAAGATTAATTTCTAATATTAATCCTATTGCTTTTAGTTTATTTTTCATAGGCAAAAAAGAACACAGTGTTATTACTGCGTTAGATAAAGCATCCGATCATTATAATCAATTTAAATTAGCATTTTTACGAAAAATTTCAGATATAACAGATGCCACAACACCAATTGATGCTGTTGATCAAATATTAAAAGAACTTAATTCAGATAAAGATCTATTAAGTTCTTATTATTACTCTGATATGTTAGGATACGGGTCAGATAAAACTATTCGTGAATGGACAGTTACTAACATCAACAATTTAGAATATCCAATTTCAAGTGAATTTAATCTTCTAAATTTAAGTGAAAAATCTGTATTAATATATCTAAATAATGTTCAACTTATAGTAGGCCAAGATTATAATTTTGTACCTAATGATGCTGCTATAGAATTATTGTTCGCACCATCTGTTGGTGACATTTTAAAAGTTGTAGAATATACATCCACAGTAGGATCTTATGTTCCGCCTACACCTACTAAGTTAGGGATTTACCAGAAGTATACTCCTGCAAAATATTTAGACGACACATATATTGATCCGGTTTATGTTATCCAATGCCACGATGGAAGTATTATTAGAAGTTATAATGATTATAGAGATGACGTTCTTTTAGAATTTGAAAAGAGAGTCTACAATAATATTAAAGTAAATTTTAGACGAGATCTTTTAGATTACAATGAATTGTTAATAGGTGCATTTAAGAATAATTTGTTCAGTGAACTTGATATTAATAAAATTATAACTAAAGATTTTATTAGATGGAGCGGATTTTATGGTATAGATCCTGAAACAAATACGGCCTTTGATGAAGATAATCCTTGGACCTGGAACTATACCGGAGCATATATTTCTAGCATAGATACTCATGTTGCAGGATCTTGGAGATCTGTGTATAGGTACCTATATGGAACAGATCGTCCTCATACTCATCCTTGGGAGATGTTAGGCTTCACAGAAAAACCTGCATGGTGGGATGATGAGTATGGAGTTGCTCCATATACATCTGGTAATCTTCCCTTATGGGAAGACCTATCTTTGGGTATAATTAGGCAAGGAACACGACAAGGAACAGATACTCTTTATGCTAGAGACGGTCTATTAAATTTAATACCAGTTGACGGACAAGGAGATCTTGTAGCCCCTGACCTAATTGTTGATAGTATTAAATTAGGACAAAGGAAAAATAATTGGAAAGTAGGCGATATTGGTCCTGCCGAATCTGCATGGCGCAGAAGTAGCTATTGGCCATTTACCGTGCAGAAGATTATGGCCTTATGTTCTCCTATGCACTACGCAGCATACATGTATGATCCGTACAGAATTTCAACAAATGCTGCTGGCCAAATTACCTATGGTAGCACATTAGATTTTATCAAATTAAAAAATATTTTGATTCATACAGAAACATCTGAATTGCTATCTGGATTTAGTCAATATGTTGTTGAAGTAGGTCTTTCAAGAACAAGAAATTACGTTTCAGATCTAAGATCAGATTTAGATTATTTAGACTTTAATTTATTTTATAAAGTCGGCGGGTTTATTAGTAAGGATAAAGTGCAGGTAGTTATTGATGCTATAGACCCTACTAGCACAAGTCCAGGTAGTGTATTGCCACCTGAAGACTATAAACTAATTTTAAATGTAAGTAATCCTGTAAGTTCTATCAGTATCAGTGGTATAATTCTTCAAAAATCTAATGGCAATTTTGTTATCAAAGGCTATGATAAGAAAGATCCATATTTTACCATATACAGACCTAGAAGAAATGTTAATACACCTACATTAACGGTAGGTGGTGTTAGTGAACCTTATGTGGATTGGAAGAGCTCGTCTACAGCCCCTACATCTAGTTCAAGTCAAACTGATCCTACCTCGGCCACAGTATCATCGGGAGGGGTTTTATATGAAGTTGGACAAATTGTAACATACAATAATGCATTTTATCGTGTAAAGACTAGACATAAGACAACTGCTAATTTTGATGAGCAATATTATCAACGCATGCCTTACTTGCCTATTAAAGGTGGAATAACAGTGCAGCGTTGGAATAGTTTTAATAATTTTACAGAAACTATTCCATATGGAACAGAACTTACAAGTATTCAAGAAGTGTATGATTTAATAATCGGCTATGGGCAGTGGTTAACAGAACACGGATTTGTTTTTGATGTATATAATTCAGATCTTGTACGTGTTGTAGATTGGTCATTCACTGGCGAAGAGTTTTTATATTGGGCAAGTCAAAATTGGGCAAACAATAGTGTTATCACACTAAGTCCTTTTGCAGATGTTCTAAAGTTCAAACTGCCTAACACAGTAGTTGATAATATTTTTGACAGTTTTTATGACTATAGTTTGCTACAGGCCAACGGTATTCCTATTCCAAAAAACAATATCAATGTTAACAGAGAAGATGGTTTATGTACCATAAACACAGTAAATTTTACTGATGGTTTATACTTTGCCACTCTTAACAATATTCAAAAAGAACATGCGATTGTTCTAAATAATTCAACAATTTTTAATGATACTATATACAACACTGCAACAGGATATAGGCAACAAAGAATTAGATTAACAGGATTTAGAACCAGCGATTGGAACGGTGATTATTTTAGCCCAGGATTTGTTTATGACGTTGCCTATATTAGAAATTGGAAAAATTATACAAATTACAATGCAGGAGATGTAGTAAGGTTTAACGGAAAATATTATACAGCCAAGAATAGTACTATAGGGTCTGATAAGTTTGATTTTGCCGAATGGGTGTTATTAGGTGATAAACCCATAGCAGAACTGTTACCAAATTTTGACTACAAGATCAATCAATTCGAAGATTTTTATAGTTTAGATATAGATAACTTTGATTCTGCCCAACAAAAGATGGCGCAGCATTTGATTGGATATACTCCTAGACCGTATCTTAATAGTATTTTTACTAATCCTATTGCTCAATATAAATTTTATCAAGGATTTATTAGAGAAAAGGGCACACGTAATGCCATTGAAAAATTAGCCAAAGCAGCAATTCATAATCTACAAGGTGAAATTTCTTATAACGAAGAATGGGCATTTAGAATAGGACATTTTGGTTCTTTTGAGACCTATAAACAAATTGAAGTAACACTGCGTGAAGGAGAGTTTGTAGATAATCCACAGATTGTGACTTTCAATGATGAAATACAAATTGACAATAAGTCTCTAATATATTATACAACTCAAACAGATTTGTTGATTACATATGATGGATATGTGTCGTCGTCTACATTCAAAACAACCAATGACACAGAAATATTTAAACTTGAAACTGCTGGGTTTGTTAGATTTGATGATGTTGATTATACTGCCTATAACGAAAATTCATTAACTGATATTGAAAATAATAGAGTATTATTGATTGATGACTATGTATGGATCAGTAATAAGAGAAATAAAGATTGGGATGTATATAGATATGTTTTAGGTAGTTCTGCGTTATCATCGGTTAGTCTGCAAGAAGGTTCTACTGATAGATATATTTTTAAGACTAAAAAAGCTCATAATATAAACAGATATGATGTGGTTAGCATAAGCCAGTTTGCAGACACAGTAAATGGTGTATATCAAATTGTAGAAGTTCCTACAATAAACTCATTTGTAATTTCTACTACATCTAGTTTTTTCTTTACTGGCTTTACCGCTGAAGATGTTGGTTTAGTTTTTAAATTTCAATCAGCAAAATTCGCAGATTTTGATAATTTACCAAAAGATAATATATTGCTAAGATTGCCCTACGGCGCAAAGAATTGGCTATTAGACAATGGTAATAATAATTGGCAAGTCATTGAAAAAATTAAAAATTACAATAGTTATAGTATCAAGACAGTTGCAGAAAATACTACAACACAGTTGGGTTATAAAATAACTCAAAAAGATTCTAATAATAATTTTGTTGTCGCGGCCGCAGGAACAGGAACGAATACGGGCACCGTATTTTTATACAATGAAATTGAAGGTGATGTAAGTCTTGTGACAAGTTACGGTGTGAATTCTCCTAGCACAACTTATTATAGGCCCGGAGGGTTTACAAATTTCGGTCAAGGATTGGCCTATCATTTGAATAAGTTTAACACCAGTTCATATGGTATAGTTTTTGCCGGTGCACCTTTGGTAAGTTACACTCGCCAATCTTATAGCTCTGGAGGTTTAAGATTCGCTGGAAATACTGGTTCGTTTAGTGCTAGGTTAGAAGAAGGGTTGGTAAAAATTAGCACATTTATAGGAACCAATACTGAAGTCAGTCAAGGTTCTTTAATTAGCCCTTACCCTAATAATTACGAACGCTTTGGGTCTAGTGTGTATGTTTCTAACCTGGACTTGGGCAATACACAGGTATTATTAGTTGGTGCTCCAAATATTTCTATTGCAGGCACAGGCACGGTCTATGTTTATAATTTTACTACTGCATCTAATCAGGTTAATGTTTCATATATAAAACATATCGCAGCTCCTATAACAGTCAATACAGGATCACGCTGGGGACAGGTTATAAGTGGTAGTAAGAAATCTGAAGTTGTTGCCATTGCCGCACCTGGTTATTACACTAACACTGGATTTGTATCAATTTTTACAACAACCAATATAACATTGGCACAGACTATATCTAGCCCATTTGAAAGAAATGCTAAGTTTGGAGAAGCGGTAGCTGTCAGTTCAGATGGCAATTGGTTATTTGTATCTGCTCCTGATTCACGCAACACCGATCAATCATATGGCAAGGTAGCTGTTTATAAAAATACTCTTACTGATTCTGTTAAATTTAATTTAGAATCTATCATACACAACCCTGTGTCTAACCCAGGTATGAAATTTGGCAAGGCCATCGGTGTTAATTCTGATTCAACAGAGTTGATTATTACAGCGCAAGGCACAAATAAAAATCTAAGAATGACCTTTGATAGATATGATTCATTATTGGCCAATTCTGAAGCTATTTACGAAACAAAGTTTGTCAAAGATTCTAACTCAGACCTTTCAGATGAAACAACATTTGACTCTGGATCTACAACATTTTTTGACACGGTAAAATACAGCGGGACTGCTTATGTTTACAATCGTTATCTTAACAAATTTAGATTAGCAGATGAATTACCTATATTAGATCCTAGCACAGGAACTAATTTCGGCTTTAGTATAGCTGTTAATGATAATTCGGTTTATGTAGGAGCACCTGCATATAGAACTGTAATTGGCGAACAGGTTCCTCAAAGTGCATTTTATCAGTATCAAAAGAAAATTCTTGATAAGAGTTGGAGTGTTTTAAGACAGCAAGATGAATTGGTAGATATCAACACAGTCCAAAAGTTAACATTATATGATACATTCAACGACGAGGTTATTGAGCATCTAGATATAATTGATCCATTAAAAGGGAAAATTGCTGGTATCGCTGATGAAGATATCAAGTATAAATCTAATATTGATCCCGCGGTCTACAGTGTGGGAAATAGTGAAGTAGTTATTGATGCAGAAATAAACTGGTTAGATGAGCATGTGGGAGAAATATGGTGGGATACCAGCAATGTAAAATATGTTTGGTATGAACAAGGTGAGCTTAGTTATAGAAAAAATAACTGGGGTAGATTATTTCCTGGCTCTACAATAGATATATACGAGTGGGTAGGCACCGAGTTATTACCAAGCGAATGGGCAGTGCTTGCGGATACATCACAAGGTTTAACTGATGGTATAAGTGGGCAACCTAAATATCCTCTAAATGATGTTGTCTCTGTAAAACAAGTTTATAATCCAACTACCGGAGGTTTTACCAATGTATATTACTTCTGGGTAAAAAATAGAATTATATTGCCTAATAAGAAAAATCGCAGAGTCACTGCTGTTCAGCTGGCCAGTATAATTGAAAACCCCACTGGGTATGGAATACAGTTTGGTCAAATTATAGATCAAAATGCCCTGGCATTGGCCAATGTGGGACCTATATTAATTGATGATAGAATAAGTCTAAATATTTCATCTGATATAATTAATAATTCAATTCCTAGACATACAGAATGGTTATTGATGCAGGAAGGCTCATCCACCAGCATGCCTCCTGCGTTGCTAGAGAAAAAATTATATGACAGCCTGTTAGGTAAAGATTTATTAGGTAATCCAGTTCCTGATCCTAATTTAACATTTAGAGAGAAATATGGTATAGGAATTCGCCCTAGACAAACACTGTTTGCAGATAGATTTACAGCACTCAGAAACATTATTGAATATGTAAATGATATTATTATTACAGAAAGAATTACAGAAAAATATAATCTAAGTAATTTAAAAGCTAAAGAAGAAATTCCCCATGTAAGCGATGGTCGATATGATATAATATTAGAAGATACTGAAGGATTAGATTTTTTAAACACTTCTATGTTAAAACAGGCGCAACTATCTTGTTCTTTAAATAACGGTAGAATAGTTTCAGTAAACATAATTGAACCTGGATATAGGTATGTTTATGCACCTCGAGTTAATATTGAAAATAACAAGGGAGCTGAGATTGACCTAGAGATTGATAGTCTAGGTCAAGTAGTTACAGCTACAATTAAAAATACCGGGCAAGGATTTACTGCTGCCCCTACCATTACAGTAAGACCTTATACAGCAATAGTTGAAGTTGATAATACTCAAAATGGTAAGTGGTCAAAGTATGAATACCAAGGATATTCTTTAGGCTGGGTGAGAGTCGCTACTCAGAGTTATAATACTAGTCTTTATTGGGATTATATTGATTGGACCAGCGAGACATATAATAAGTTTGTTGATTACGCATATACCATAGATGAAATATATCAACTAAAAACTATTGAGCAGATTGATCTAGGTGATTATGTTAAGGTTAATAATAACGGTCAGGGCAACTATATAATATTAGAAAAAATAGATGATGACACAGTTGGCTCATTTAGCAAGGGCTATAATTTAGTTTATTTAGAAAAAGGATCATTACAGATAAAAGATTTGATTTGGAATTACAGCGGTTACGAGCCTTACGTAGAAACATCTTATATACTTAAAGCTATTAAGGAAGATTTGTTTATAAATGATTTAAAAGTTCATTATAATCTTTTATTCTTTAAAGCCATAAAATATGCATTAACTGAGCAAAAGAGACTGGATTGGGCATTCAAAACTTCATTCATAAATGTAACAAATAATGCTGGTTCGCTGGATCAAAGATCTACATATAAAGTTCAAAACAGCGAATACTATGAAGATTACCTTAAAGAAGTAAAACCATATCATACTCAAATTAGAAATTTTACAACCAAATATAATCAAACTGAACCAAGTTATACCTACATTACAGACTTTGATTTTCCTCCATATTACGACGATCCTAAGAATGGATTCAATACATTGGAGATACCAGCAACCGTTCCTGCAAGTTCATTTACTTCTACCAACACATGGATGCTAACTTATCCATGGAAATCATGGGTAGATAATTATACCTATTATGTGGGAAGTATTCGTGTGTCAAAAGGCGGTGCAGGATATACAGAAACGCCTACAATAACCCTTGTAAACCAATTAGGAGATAATGGGTCTGGAGCGACTGCAAGAGCATTTATTAGGTCAGGACAGGTAGTAGGGTTTGAAGTTACAAATTACGGATCTGGGTATACAAGACCACCTGTTGTAGTAATATCAGGAGGAGGAGCAGTTACAGAAAATGCTTCAGCTTATGCTGTGTTATCAAATGACACAGTGAGAGAGTTGACACTTGGCATGAAGTTTGATAGAACATCTAGAAGTCAAGAAGTGTCACAAATAGACACAGAGGACAAATTCTTGTGTAATGGCGCAGACACAGAATTTGTTCTTTCATGGATAGCTGTTCCAGATAAGGCTCAAATTCGGCCCACGTTAGATGGTCAAATAGTTTTAAGCAGTGATTATACTGTGGTCTATTATAAAGATTATATTGGTGCTAACACCGATTATAGGAAAGAATATTCCAAATTGGTATTTTTAAATTACACACCTAAAACTAACCAGGTATTGACCGTTAGGTATAAGAAAAATGTAGCATTGCTAAATGCAGTTGATCGTATTAGTGAATATTATGCTCCAACAGACGGTATGCCCGGTACTGATTTAGATCAGCTCATGCAAGGTATAACTTTTCCGAGAACAGTTGTAGAAGGACTGCCATTTAACTATACAACTAAGTGGGGCATAAATTGGTTAGTGGATCAAAGAACAGGTTCACAAACCACCAGTGCTTACGGTATAAGTTTTTGGGCTGATGATATTGCATTTTATTCTAATATTGAAGTTACCAATACTGCCAGTAGCGGAACATCGGTGTTAACACTAACAACTACCACAGGTATTTTTCCTGGACAATTAGTTAACGTAATTAGTGCTAGCAAACAACAACTTTCTGGTAGCTTCTTTAATGTTACGCCACGAGTTCAATCTGTAAATACTTCTGCTAGAACTGTTACATTAACAACATCTACACGACTGCCTTTAACAGCAACCATTTCTACTGTTTTTGTAGATGGGACATACACTAACACAACCAGTATAGCCAGTATAGAATTCTGGACTTATGATACAGAAACTACAATTTTAGACAGTGCTATAGAAGGCGGATCTTGGACCACTAGCACCAGAATAGCAGCATTAGGAATAAATCCTGAAGATATTACAATTGATGGCGAAGCATTTATAAGCCCTAACCACACTTATGCACCAGAAGAATTAGTTCCGGGAGAAATAAATCAAAGTACCGGTATAAATGTCTACACCAAGCATCCTGAAGGTGCCCCTATTATTGTTAATACCTACTATGTTATCTATCCAGGATCCTTAAGCACAAGGCATTTGAGTATCACTCCACCTAACAGTAGTTCTTTAGTGGTAACGTTTGAGAATAGGCTAATGTCCTATAATTCAACAACAAACTTTACAACATCTACAGAGTTTAGTATAGAATGGTCCTCTAATGACATAATTATTCCTCCTCAGGATATTAAAGGCATATTGGGTGTGAGTATAATAAGTGTTGGTGGAGGTAGAGATTTTAAAGAAGCAGGTGTTATTGATACAGTTAGTGTCATAGCAAATAATACCTCTTCAGTTCAACTGCAAAGTTTAGCACAATTGGGCACAGTTAAAAGTGCCTATGTTACAGTGAACGGTTCAGCCATTAATGAAGTTACAACAACAACTGATTATGGTTATATATTAACCTATGCAAATGAAAACAGTAATAGAGCAGCAGTTAATGTCTACAATATAGATGACTCTACGACCGCTACAGTAACAGCATGGTTTTTTGGAACAGCTCAAAGATATTTTAATGAAATAAATGAAGAAATACTGGTGGTTGATAATGCTGGGGAAGTTTCATGGGTATTAACATATCCACCGGGAAGCATAGAACCAGTAGTGGCTCAAACTATTGTAGAATCTAATTCGTCGGGGTTAAGAAAACTTTTGCGTCCTCCTGATGTAACTTATTTCAAAGTAAGCAATGCTTTAATTACAGCCTATAAAATTGATACATACGGTGTAAATTATGGAAGTGTTACAGATGTTAGGGCTTATTTAAATGGAAGAGAACTAAGAAGAGGTTTTGATTATGCTTATAGTGGAATTCCTAATACTTTTTCTATACTGGTGCCTATTGTTAACGGTGATGTGATAGCCATAGCCGCTATTTCACAAACTGGATCATATAGTTATGATTACGATATTGTAGGCAATCAATTGACAATTGCCCCTCCAGGATCGGCAACATATCCCTATGAATTAAAAGTTATAACCTATAATAATCATGACGATATGCTGATGAGAACAGAACGTTTTAGAGGTAACCCTGCTAGACGTTATGTGATTAGTCGTCCTGCTTTAGACATAGATTACGTCTGGGTTATTGTTGATGGTGTTCCTCTAGTTAATCATTATGATTATGAAATACTAGGTGATGCAGTAACTATTCAAATCTCAGATAAATTTTATCATTCAGAAGTTAATGAGGTTACAATAATTACGTTCAGCAATGAGCAGTTAGCCACTACAATTTTAGGCTATAGAATTTTTAATGATATTTTTAATAGGACACATTTTAAACGATTAAGTAAAGAGAATTCAACTTATCTTACTCAACCTCTATCAGTATATGATCTAGAAATTCATGTGGCTGATGCAGAAGTTTTAACCAGTCCAGACATAGAAAAAAATCTTCCAGGAGTAATCATTGTAGATGCCGAACGCATTGAATTTTTTAAGGTTGCTAGCAATGTATTGTCTCAGCTAAGAAGAGGAACGCTAGGAACAAGCCCAAGTTTTTATTCACGTGAAAATACAAAAGTTATTGATCAAGGTAGTCAACAGACAATACCATTTACTGAAAGAATTTTAAAACAGGTGCATTATACACAGGCAAATAGTAATACCTACTACATTAGTACATTGTCGTTTACTACATCTACAGTAAGCACAAATTATCTTGGTCAAACAGTTTCGTATAGCACACTGACCAACGATGGAATAATTTTAAATACAATAAACACAACAACCTCAGTGCCAAATCCGATTAGATTAGAGGACCAAGTTACAGTTGTTTACGGCGGTAGAGTATTGAACAAAGTTGGAACATTTAGGCAGGACATAGAGTTTACCTATGATACACCGTACTTTTTAAATATTCCTAAACCTCCCATTTACGGCACAAGTGTCACTGTTTCTGTTGCTGATCCATCTAATTATGCTCCTACGGTAATTGGATATTATCTAAAGTATTTTAATAGAAATCCAGACCAAGGCGAATTAAACTATTGGGTGTCTAATTATGTAGGGAATAGTGGTTCATTGACTGATGAGGAAATTGAAAATTCCATAAAGAATTCTGAGGAAGGCCGTAAAAATAGATGGATATCTGAAGTGTCCTATCTTCCAGAAACTACAGTATTAGGCACTGCCTATGTTATTACTTCTACTAACCAAGTTTGGGTTTATACTAACTCTGACAAATATGGTTCGTTCAACGGTTATGAATACAGCGGCATAGATTATTTACCACCTGAGTTTAGTATAAAAGATCAAACTATTAGTTTAAATATTAAAGAGAGTGTGCAGCAGAATATTAAGTTAGTGATTATTAAACGTGAATTTGATGCAGAGGATGTATGGAACGATGTAGTAAATAGCACATCTACATATTCACTAATGACCAGCACCACAGTGCCTGCAAGATTCTTACAGGCTAGACCTGCTGAATTGCCAGATAGTTACTATTATGGTGGCGATGTTGCAATCACTAATGAGGGAGGATTTGCCCTAACAGACCAAGATAATGAGCCGCTAGAGGAATTATAATATGCCAAAAATATCGCAAATACAATTACTGAATACCGCTACCAACGAAACATTTTTTGTTGTATCTGATTATGGTTTAGCTAAGAGAATTAGATTTCAAACTCTTATTAATCAGATACAGGGCAATGATTTCATGGGTGCAACGGGTCCAACTGGCATAACAGGTCAGACAGGAGCTACCGGTGCGCCAGGAGCTACTGGTGCTGCCAGTAATGTAGCCGGTCCACAAGGACCTAGCGGACCTCAAGGACCTATTGGATATGGCGTACCTGGATCTACAGGATCCACAGGACCTCAGGGACCAAGCGGATCAATTGGTGCTACAGGGTCGGGAGCCACAGGCGCCACTGGCGCCACAGGACCTCAAGGACCAAGCGGGCCTAGCGGCGCAATTGGTATAACTGGACCCACAGGACCCAGCGGTGGACCACAAGGACCTCAAGGACCACAAGGATCTACAGGGGCAACTGGACCACAAGGACCCAGTGGACCTAGCGGTGTAGATGGTCCAACAGGGTCTCAAGGTCTTCCGGGTTTTCGTGGCCCAACCGGTCCACAAGGGCCTACTGGAGCAACAGGACCACAAGGACCTAGCGGACCAATTGGTATAACAGGACCACAAGGACCTAGCGGACCAATTGGTATAACAGGACCACAAGGACCTAGCGGGCCACAGGGGCCTATAGGGGTCACAGGGGCCACAGGGCCACAGGGACCAACAGGTGCAGGTGCTACAGGTGCTACTGGACCTAACACCTTGGTAGTTTCTGCTGTGCCGTTGTCTCCCAGTAGTAACGGATCTGTAGGTGAAATAGCCTATGACACTGGATATCTCTATGTCTGTGTTGGTGTTAACCTATGGGGCAGGGCACCCTTTGACCTAACATGGCCTTGATATAGCGGAATAAATATTATGATGAATAATAAAGACAACAAAAACCAGTCTAATACTGTGCAAAATCAACAAGAAAAGAAGCCTAACGAGCAAGGTTCAGTTAGGATTCAAGGTCATATTAAGATATTTGATCCTATGACAAAAGAAGTGTTCATAGATAAGCGTAATGCTATTCATTATGAGAACTTTAGTTTGGCCCTGGCGAGGAGTATAAGTAATCAAGGTTTCGGCACTATTAGTGAAATGGTTTTTGGTAATGGTGGAACAAGAGTTGACGAAACTGGAATAATTACCTATCTAACACCAAACACTGTTGGTCTAAATAGTGCGCTTTATAATGAAACTTATTACAAAGTCGTAGATGCAAAGCAGTCTAGTAGTATAGATCCTGCTAGAAATTTTATGGAAGTAAGACACGTATTAGGCACTACCTACAGTGATATTCTAGTAAGTTGTCTATTAGATTTTGGAGAACCAGCAGGGCAGGCGGCATTTGATAATGCTACCAACTCAGAAGGAACATATGTTTTTGACGAGTTAGGTTTACGTTCTTATAGTCCAGACGGAGAAGGCCAAGGAGATTTGTTAACACATGTAATTTTTCATCCTGTTCAAAAATCTCTGAACAGAATGATACAGATTGATTATACAGTTAGAATACAGAGTCTAACTGATGGAATGTAATTATGTCAGGATATACTCTTAGATTTTCGGATCCTACAAATACTTCTACAGTAGTTGTTCCACCAATGCCTCCGGGCATTAACACAGTTGATACAAGTTTAAGCCTGTTAGGTAGAGGTTATCCTAACTACGGTGAGAAATATGCTCAGAATTTTTTAAGTTTACTAGAAAACTTTGCTGGACCAATACCGCCTGAAAATCCTATACAAGGACAATTATGGTATGATACTAGCAATCCTAATCGTAAAGTTCTAAGAATTATGGATGGCTCATCGACGTTGACTCGTTGGCCATCTGCTACAGGGTTATATCAGCAAGGAACTGATCCACGAATATACGGCGCTGAGGCATTGAAAGACGGTGACTTATGGATTGATACTGCATATAATCAAATTAAATTGTTTAGCAATAATAATTGGATTACGGTAGGACCGTCATCGGGAGGAGCAGAACAATCTGGTGTTACAGTTGAGGAAATTACCGACGCTAGTGATACATCTATAAAACATGATTGTGTGTTTACGTGGGCAGATGGTAATGTAATTTCTATAACATCTACTGCTACAATAAATTCTTATTTGCCTGTTTATGAAGGTTTTGACAGCATCAAACCAGGTGTAAATTTATCTACATCCTCATTTGGTGTCGTTGGAACTGTGGCGAAATTTCAAGGCACAGCAACTAATGCAGATAAGTTGGGAGAATTCGCTGCTACAAGTTATCTTAGAAAAAATGATAGTACGGCTAATGGACAGTTAATAACTGGCAGTATCATTTATAATACGCCATCAAACCAAACAGCGGCAAAAGGTAGAGATGGTGTTGTAATAAGAATTGATGGCACACCTACAACTGAATATGTTCAATTTTACAAAGATTCAGATGATGCAGTTGTTTATAATAACAAAGCAAGTGGTAAATTTTTAGTTAAATTATTAGGTGATTCGAACCCAATAGTTGATGTAGATCTTACACAAATTAATCTAAAAAAGAATACTAAGGTAACAGGAAACTTTACTGTAACAAGTGCTGCAACACTAGGTTCGTTGACTGTTACTGGTGAAACTACGTTAACAGGGAGAGTGAGTGTAAGTGGAGCAGTAAGTTTAACAGGTATTACTACTAGTTCTAATACATTGTTTGTTAATAACGTAAGAGCCACAACGTCTACAAATAGCATAGGAACAAAATCTCAGCCATTTGGAGATATACATGCCAGAAATGTATATGCCCGCAATTATTATTCCAGTACAGGCACATTACAATTATTTGCGGGATCTACAGTGACAAATGCTATACCGGATGGATGGATGGTATGTACAGGTGCAGTTTTAAACAAAACCAATTATCCTGATTTGTTTAATGTAATAGGAACTTATTACGGTGGAGTCGATCCATTGTTTAGTTTACCTAACCTATATTTTAACATTGGATCTAAAGTAACCTATTACATAATTAAGGTAGAATAATATGGCTTATACCATACTAAACACAGATGGAACAATTTTAGTAACATTGGCAGACAAAACTATTGATAAATTATCTACTAGTTTGACTTTGGTTGGTAAAAATTATAGTGGATACGGAGAGATTTATAATAATAATCTTATAAAATTATTGGCTAATAATGCTTCGTCCACTAACAACCCTCCTCAAAATCCATTAACAGGACAACTTTGGTATGATACCACAGCACAGAGATTAAAGGTATATGATGGATCATTTAAACCTGTTGCCGGAGCTATTACCGCAGATCAAGAGCCTGATAATTTGAATTCTGGGGATCTGTGGTGGGATACAACCGATGAACAATTAAAAACTTATTATGATGGAGTTGTCTATCTTGTCGGACCAGCATTTCCTGCAGAAGTTGGTGAAAATGGTTGGGTTTTGCCCTCTACTGTAATTAATGACATAGATGATGATCCTAGAGACGTAACCTTAATAAAGAATTACGACAATGTTATAGGTTATATTACTCACGAATCTTTTAACGTAAGTGATAGTTCTGCCTATAATTATATTACTGACCACACCACGCAAACTGTAGCCGGATTGAATATTTTAGGTAATATTCAGATTAGCGGTAGTGTTCAATTTGGGTTAGATGTTACTGTTCCTACAGCATCGAACTCTACAGGAAAAAAGGGAACTATGGTTTGGGACGGTGGATTTTTGTATGTATGCACCGCCACTAATAGTTGGAGAAAAATAAATTTAGGGGCACATTTTTGGTAATCAAACAGCCATATCTGCTTTTATGGCGTCATGGTGTTTGTAATTTACTAAAGATATATCTTTCATTGTAAACTTAGTTATATCTTTTACATCCGAATTCAATTCAAGTTTTGGCATATCTAAAGGTTGTCTAAGTAGTTGTTCTTTTACTTGATCTATATGATTAGTGTAAATGTGAGCGTCCCCTAGAGCGATAGTTAATTCCCCTACGTCGAGATTACATGTTTGAGCAAGCATATGTGTAAACAAGGCATAACTAGCGATGTTAAATGGCACCCCCAGAAACATATCCGCACTACGCTGATACATCTGACAACTTAATTTTTTATCGTTTGTAACATAAAATTGTGCCATCATGTGGCAAGGTGGTAAAGCCATTAATTCAAGTTCACCTGGGTTCCACGCTGTGATAATATGTCTTCTACTATAAGGATCTTTTTTAATCCCATCCACTAGATCTAATAGTTGATCATGGTTGGCTAATATAACCTTATTGACTCTGATTAGTGGCTTACGCCATCTACGCCATTGAACACCGTATATTCTACCTAGGTCTCCTGCATGTCTTGCAACTTTTCTAGACGTCCAATAAGGTGCAGTAGCATTATCAGTCCATATGGTTTTACGGCTATCATACCGTTCTCCATATAGTATTTCTTTTAGCCTATATTCATCTCCGCTGCCTTCAATGAACCAAAGTAATTCGCTTACCACACTTAGCCAAGCCAATTTCTTTGTTGTGATCGCAGGAAATCCTTTGGTTAAGTCAAACTTCATATTTAAACCAAATTTTGAAATGGTTCCTATCCCTGTTCTGTCAGGTCTATATTCACCATTATCTAAAATATCTTGAAGTGTATTTAGATATGATTGTTCAGTCATTGTCTGACAGTTTTAGTTGATTTTCATTATAGATATGAAGTGCGCCTGCTACTTCTGCTACGGTACATTCTACAACAACTCTTCGTTCACCTTTCAGTGTATCAAACACACTGACTACCACACCAGGCCAAGTATAACCAGATACTTTAACTACCCGGTCGCCTACTTTAAAATTCATTAAGATACCTTGGCTGTTTTTGTTGATCGTTCTTTCTTTATAGAAGGTTCCATTTCCTCAGCTTTTTTCCTTAATGCCTGTGCTTCTTTAAACAGTTTATCTGCCATTGTACGTAGAGCAGAAGCAGTAACAGGTGTATCTATATCCGAAGTAACCTTAACATCTGTAGGTTTGACGTCTACAGGCAGTTCTTCGTGATAGTCTTCACCTGATACACTAGATGAAGTAGTTTTTGTTACATCGTCTTTTTTCTTTTTGGATTTTGAACCGTCGGTTACTGCCAGTTCATCTACTGTAATGCCTTTTTGTTCTGCAATTAGAATATTGAGTTCGCTCAGTGGTATGCTGTCATTTGGTGTAGGAGTAACCAAAACACCATTTGTAGGAACCTTTTTAAGATGTCCTCTTGTGTGCAAAAATTGCAACATATTAGAACCATCTGGGAAAGATCTTACAGATAGAATATCTGCTAACTCATGTGCATTTTGTCCTGCTGAATCTTGTATTAAACTCATAAGAGCATCGTGATAACTTTCACCTAAACCATTGGTGCCAACTACCAGAGCACTGTTAGAATCGCCAGGGATAGTCCTATATACAATGACTATTTTTGCTCCGTTGTTTTTCATCTTACCTACATGCTTCATTTTATATTCCTTATTCTTGTGGTGCTGCTTCTTCTGATGGTTTAGGTGTAACCGCAGTTAAGAAGTTATTGAGCCTATCAAATACGGAACCTACAGCACTCATTTCGGCGGCATGAAATGCGCCTCTGCGTGAGGCAGTATCAATAATTGATCTAATATTGGCAAGATCAGTGAGGCTAAGTTCTGGTTGAGCAGTTTGATTTTCCATTAAAATAAATCCTTTCCTTTTTCATGTAAATATGGGCATCCTAATGTGAACATGGTAAGTTCCATAGGATCTTCTAGTCCGATTTCTAATGTTTCAATTAGTTTGTTAGATTGATCTATAACTAGTTTATGTTTAATAGCATATCTTCCATTAAGGTTGTAGTTAATCCAATTATCTATTTCAATAGAAAAATATATAGGAATAGATATTTTAACAAAGTGTTTTGGAATGAAAGTTAACTTTCTTTGTCCCAAAACACCCAACGGATTAAGTTCACCTCTACTTAAAGACATTATCTACTAAGTTTATTTATAGTAGGCAGTCTGGCCAAACGGTGCAATTATGGTTTCGTTACCATGAATTACAAACAGGGTTTCGCAATAGTCCTCATCGCCCCAAGAGCCTCCAGGATAGCCGTCTGTGAACATAATAAAACGTTTTGGCTCAATGCCCTCTTCTTTCATAAATTCCCAATTTGCTTCGAACAGTGTACCACCGCCACCTTTAATTTGGTATGACATGATATCGTCAGCAGTATTACCGGTGAATTTGGCATAATTATAAACCTCAGTATCAAAGCACCAGAGATCTAAATTGAAGTCTTTGTATTCCTCCATGATACCCTTTACTTCACTGATAAAGTCCTTGGCCTGTGAATCTGAAATACTGCCACTCATATCAATCGCAACTGATACGTCAATGGTTTCTTCATTTAATAGACCTGGTAATATGGCACCGCAATGCTGGCTTTTACGATTCGGGCGGCTAAAACTGTAGTTACTTTTGATAATACTTTGAATATTCATACGCAGCAATTGGCGCCAATCCATTTTAGGTTCAGTAAAGTCTTTGATAAGACGGGCGATTCCCGCAGGCACTTTTCCTGCGCCAGCGGCCTGTGCAGCCGCTATCATGGCCTCTTTGATTTCATCTCGTATGGCTTTCTTTTCATCTGGAGTAAGTTTAGGACGACCCTTACCATCTTCATCACCACCTTCACCGTCGCCTTCACCGTCTAGGTGCTCATCTAACAGTTCTCCTAGAGAACCAATATTTATTTTACAGGCGCGGCTTTCAAGGTCCGAATAGATTTCCTCATAGCTCATGCCACGGTATCTGTTGTCTTGGAAAATTTTGATCCAATCTGGTACTTCGCCGATACGTTCATCTTTTAGGATTTGATTGACTGCAAAATCTGCGGCAATGTTACTGAGTTGCGGGTCGCGGTTTTCTCTACGACCAATATGGTCAAATATGTTGTGTAGAACTTCGTGTGCGAATCCAAACTCGGCCTGTTTAGGAGTCAGTTTATTTACGAAATCATTATTATAGTAAAAATTACGACCATCTGTGGCCAATGTAGGACACCAATTTGTAGCATCAATTAGTTTCATACGTGTGGCAAGATTGCCAAAAAACGGATGACGCAGTAGCAGACCGATTCGAGCGGTTACCAGCTTTTCAACTATTTTATTTTTCTCAGATTGACTAAATTCACGTGCCTCAATCTTACTAGTTTTTTCAGACTTCATTACAGCCATTTTGCACTCCTTGTTAACATTATATATCTATTATACAGTCTAAACATACAATTGTCAATAAAAAAGGCCCTAATGGGCCTTTTTTTATTCCATTGCCTGGATAATGAACTTACCATACTTCTCGTGGAACCTATCAAAGTTCTTGAGTTTGCTGGCATCAAAGGGCAACTGATAGCTAGTAAGGGCAACTTTGGCACCCATAACCACTAACTCTGTTGGAAAACAATCCATCATAAATTCAAAGAAGTAGTCAGCCATTTCGTCCCAGTTCTTGGATTTCTTTTGATGTGCGGTTTGAAGCTCGTAACAGAGAGAAACAGTCAATGAATACATAGCAGAGATTTCTTTAATCTCGCATTTCTTAACTTTACCTACAAGAATTTCTTCTGGTTTAGGCATCTGTTTAGATACTTTACGATGTGCCATAAATTTAACAGCCAGACCTTCACCTACGGCACCAGCAACCAAATCTGTGAGTGTGCCTTCATCTAAATCGTCGTCGTGCAAAAGGTCACTGACAAAACTCCATGATCGGGGAGTAGCAAATGATCGACTTGAAGAACGTGGATCGAAGTCGTAGAGATCTTGTTTGGCAAAACCAACGTAGCCTACAACCTGTTCATGCAAGCGGTTATTAGTAGCCCATTGTAACCAATCGTCGTAGTCAGTACGCAGCTCTAAATGTACAAAACGATTGGCCAACGGAGAAGGCATTCTATAGGTAACACCTTTGTCAGTTTCGCGATTGCCCGCGGCAATGATTGCTACACCTTTTGGAAGAACATAAGTACCTACACGACGATTTAAAATAAGTTGGTAAGCCGCTGCCTGTGTAGCAGGAGCCGCAGAATTAAGCTCATCAAGGAACAGAATAGCACTAGATTCTGGGTCAGTGGGCAGTTCTGCAGGTGGTGCCCAACTCATTGTGTTGGCTTGGCTGTTATAATATGGAATACCCTTGATGTCTGTGGGCTCCCATAAACTTAAACGAACATCAATAACTTCGCGATTGAATTCTTGGCCAATTTGTTTAACGATATCTGATTTGCCAATACCTGGAGGACCCCACATAAACACAGGGCGTTGAATTTTAATACACTTACGAAGCGAACGCTTGGCTTCGTTAGGAGTAACAGTGCGGTTAGCTGATAATTTTTCTGACATAGCTGCTCTCTAAAAAATATTTAAGATATATATTGACTGTTTCAATATATGTATATTATATGCTAAACCTTACTCGCTGTCAATCTGTTCCTGTAGGCTTTTGCCTCCAAGAATTTCTGTAGATTACCAGAATACAAAACTAATTGGATTGCCATTCTTTCACTGAAAACATAGATATACCTGTTGTTTAAATACCACGGGCAGTCAATATAGTTGTCCAAGTATATGATATTTTTATTGGTAGCATCTGGAAAATTTTCCACTGTTATGCGGTGATGTTTTATGTCTGCTTTTACCAGTGCCTCTAAGCCTTGTTCTTTAAGTTTGAGTCCTCCCCCTTGTTTTTCAATAGGACTCCACCACCATAGGCCTATGTATTTTTTTACATTTTTTGGCTCAATAGGAAGACCCAATGATAGAGCCACAATCTGTGTAAGATCATGCTTGATCTTCATCGGATATTTTTTCTCCAGTGATTAGTTTGACAACGCCGAAGTCAGATGTAGAAAACAATTTATTAAGTTTTTCAGCCAAATTGAAGGCGTGACCACTATTTGAGAAACTGACTTTTTTATATTTTGGACTTATATGCCCTGCAATCATACTATTAGTTTTAAGATTTATGGGACTGTCCTTATAAAAAACAGCCCAAATGGCGTCGGCTTCTAATACCTGTTCAGTTTTATAGGTTTTTTTATTTGTTATTTCTAATAATACTTTTGGTTTAGGCCTGCTCATATACACATCTCCGATAAGTGCGTATATATTTAGCCGTTTTTTACCAAGATCCGCCGTTCATTTTAATTTGAATATCTCCACTACCAGATTGAGATGCAATTTGATCTAGTTCTCCTGTTAGTCTTGTCATTACTATACTTAGGCTATTCTGTAGGTCAGCTACTTCTTTAATACTTAAGGTCATATCTTTTTGATTAGCTTTTAGGGCTACACGAGCTTTATTAAGAAATTCTTCAATAGGTAACGTGTTAAGTGGTTTCATATCTGTTAATTATATTTAATTGATTTTTCATTTCCATTTCTGTTTTGTATGGACCAAAAAACGGATATCTTTCTAGTGTAATTAGTTTAGGACAGAAACTTTTGACCCACCCTTTACGGAATTTGATAACATAATATCCTGCACAGTATTGACTTTTACTTTTTGAACTTTTTGCAAATAACGGCAATTTCTTCTTTATATTGTATACAGGATCGTATGGTTTCGAGCTGCATGAAAAATCGTATATTTTATAATCCTTTGTATCTGATGCTACAAATTTATGGACATTATTTTCATTTATATTGATGCCAAATCTAGAATTGATTTCTTCTAGATTTTTAAAAAACAAAGACTGACCGTTTTTAATAAAAATATATCCACGTTTAAATTTACTGACACTTCCTATTTTATTGTTATTTTCTTGTATAATCCATTCCTTATTTGGAATTAAGACCTTAGCAGATGGGTTCATGTATATACCTCGAGTTTAAAGGTTCTGCATAACTTTGAACCTGTTCAGCAATTTTTTGTAAATCATAACTTGAACAAAACTTTATGAGTCTAATACCTACTTGTTCTATATTTTTGTTTTGATTTATTTCATTATTGATAGTTTCTTTAATAATATCTTTAATATGCTTTGGTTGAGCATTAAGATCGCATAATTGAACATTTCTATTGTAGTCATCTATAACTCTATGTTCTTTGCCTTCATGATCTACCCAACGCTGCAACATCATATTATTCCAAGCATAACCTTTATTTTGTTTGTCTACAAATGCTTCACGTAGGCCAATTTTGGTTTTAGTGCCCTTTTCTCGAACACCCGGATAGGCACTAAAGATATTATCTGAAGTGTCACCGCGCATACATTTTTCAAACAATAACCATTCAGGATTAGGTGCAGGTTTCACTTCTTTGGTCTTTTTGTCTACAACAGGTTTGCCTTTTTCGTCGTAGTAACCTTCGTGGGTGATAGTGATCCCCATGACACCATTATACTGTGTTACATTTGGACTAATAAGTTGAGCAAAGTCCCCGTCTGTGCTAATAATAATATGACGATCATTGGGGTGTGATTTAATCCAACCTGCAATTAAATCATCTGCTTCTAATTGGGGATGGTGTAGAACTGTACTGTTTGTCTTGTTAGCGATAAATTCTTTAAACTGATCAAACGTTTCCCAAAACACGCGATCTTCTTCAGCTTCGCGGGGACTTTGGGCAGCACGTGCCTCGGAACGTTGACGCTTATAGGGCTCGTAAAAATCTTTGCGCCACGAGCGGCCTTCCAGGCAAAATACAACATGATCGCCTTTAAAATCACGCCACGCCTTGCGGACACTACCTAATACGGTATGTATGCTCATACCAATTTTATCTTCTAGATTACCTCGAACCACATGTCGGGCTCGAAAAAAACAATTTGCGGTATCTACCAGTATATATGTTTTCGTCATTAACTGACCTCGGAACGTCCGTTTCCTAAGTTATTTACATTTATATAGCCAGTACCTCTGCGGCTCATGTCTATACCCTCTTCTGCGGCTACATTGCGACACAGTTCAGTAAACCATTGATTAACAATCGCCTCGTCTGTGTCGCCTTTATATCCAGCACTTCTTAATTGTAGCACAAAATATTCGTTCCAGTCAAGTTCAAAAAAACCGTTCCTAATGTTATCTTTATTAACATGCGTTTCTAGAACAGCTACCCATGGTTCTTTATTTTGAGTAGCACGTTCTTTTGGTGTAGGCTCATGAGTCTGTGGGTCCGGCGAAGACTGCATATTTTCAATGGCCCTGTCTATTTCTTCAAAGCCAAATAGTTTTTTAAAAAAGTTTTTCATCACGTACCCCATTCATTCTTGAAGAGTGGCACCTGAAGTCTATCACTGTATCTTAGTCCGTGTTCCATACAGGCCAAGGCCACGTTTTTATTATTTAGACTATAAACACTTTCGACACCACCAACCGGCATCATGTAGACTTCTCCCTTAAATCCTGCATTGCGATATTCGATTACAGCGTTAAGAGCGTCCTTAATATCCTGTTCCGTGGCAACCACAAACTTGAGATAAGTCCAACCCACTGATTCATAATCGCAGATAACATCAGGTTTAATTGCATCTTCCCATCTCTCACCACTACCTGGAAGTTTGGCACTGACACTGAATGTAATTTCTCTGTCTGTTCTATTAGACCATAATTCCAAATATAGTTTAAAATCCTCATGAAGTCTTTGAGTTCCGTTGGTTTCAAAAGTAATTTCTGTTAGATCATCCATATAGGGATGATTTAACAGTTCAGGATAACTGCGTTGCCAACTCAGTAATGGCTCTCCACCTGTGATTACTAGATGTTCCCTCTTCCATTTTTTGAACGGAAGAAGTTCTCTAATCGATTCCGCAATGGCATCTGTTGTAAGTAGTGGTGAAAAGTCTTTGAACCTAGGATCCCAACTAGCGTAAGAATCACAACCGGAATGAACAAGTGGTAAATCTCTATACTGCTTAAACTCTGTAATGCTATTTGCAACCAAGTTCCGTTCATTTGATCGTTCTCCTCTAGGCATTCCAAATCCATCGCAGGTAAAATTGCAGCCGAATACCCGTAAAAATATAGAAGGAACACCCATGTAGCGACCTTCTCCTTGTATACTATAAAAAAGTTCTGATACCTTAAGTTTTTTCATGAGCACCTCTTGATAAGTAATTATACACAATTATTTAGGTTTGTCAATGCTTAAAACTAAAATTAGATGGCAAATTCATACTTTCTGTAAAGCAGAATGTTCCTATTGTCCAGGAAGACTGCGTGGAGGAGAAGAACCCAAACATATCAATGATTATATCAAAGTGGCCAAAATTATTAATGAATGGGCAGAATCCTTGGGACGAATAACTGATTGGTATTTCGATGGCGGAGAACCATTGGACACTGATTATTTTCCTGCTTTACTAAAAGAGTGTAAGACCTTAAATGGACAATGTGATCTAATCACAAACGGTGGCAGATTATGGTTAGATTGGTGGGCTATTGAACCTTACATTGATAGACTTTTTTTGTCCTATCATTATTGGCAAAATCCTTCATTAATAGATTATATTATATCTGTTTTTCTAGACAAAGAAAAAGAAATACATGTTGAAGTGCCTATGAGGCCTAATCATTTTGATGAAGATTGGAGCAGAGCACTTGAAATTGAAAAAAAATATAATTTTATAGTAGGAAAATCTGTATTATACCACGGAGCCAGTAAAGACGGAGGTCAATACCCCTACACAGAAAGACAACTAAGAATAATGAGTGGCGATGAATATCTTATAGAAGAGAATATTAAGTTTCAACAAACAACTGTAGTAGAAAGATTACATGAGAATATATCTCAAAGCGACCATATATATACTGGTAAATTGTGCAACGCAGGCATAGAAAAACTCATTATAGACACTAATGGTTTTGTAAGCGGAGCTTATTGTAGAAATCAACCCCTAGGCAATATTTGGAATCATGGATGGTTACCGCCCACATCTGCTCAGATATGTACCATGCAGGCCTGTTTAAATGAAGAGGACCAGCTGATTACTAAATTTGATTAGTTGTTTTGTAATTGCCCTTGCCATGAATTATATTCCTTACACCGCCTACAGGGTCTTCTACATCGCCATGACGTCTAGGAATAAGATGTATATGAGGCCATTCCACAGTCTGTCCTGCAGCAAGTCCGTAGTTTAAACCTATATTGAATCCGTCCCATTCTTTTTTTATAACTTTGTCCTTGCCATATCTAACAGCACCTTCAAAGGCCTGTTTAAGAATATCAATTGTGTTGTATTTAGGAACAAATAGCATATGTCCGTTAGTTACGGGGTATTTGTCTCTATATACTATGACATGAAAATCTTCTTGTAAAATTCCTGTCCAAGTAGGGTCATGCTCCTCTATTTTTTCAGGTCCGTCGAATATCTTTCTAGAATTATACATTTTTTTTAGGTTTAGATGAGACTTTAATTTTTTTAGGTTTTTCTACTTGTTTTACAATTGGTTTAGTTTTTATCAGCAGATCTGCTGCACGAACATTTTCTGCGATCTTGTCCCAATCTATTTCAAATTGTTGAATTGGTTGAACAGGTAGTTGAGCTAATTGCTCTTCGGTCAATGGACCGTCATCTTGGTCATATGTATTAACAACCTTTTCTTTTTTATGTGGCATTTTTTTTCTCCTCTAGATATTGTGAATGATGTATCCAGTTGTTATTTACAAGGAATCCCCACTCTCTGCGTTGAGGTCCTGGCATAAACAGTGTCCAACATTCTATACCTTGTTTTAATTCTATACGATGAAAACTGTGAGCAGTACTAAAACGAAAATGACCAGGACCCCTCCATAAACGTTTCTCTCCAACTTGTTCTCCATATACATTAAATTCAGGAAGCCATTCGTAATAACCACCTTTTAATATTAGAGTAGTATATGGCCAAGGATGATCATGAACATCATCCGGATCGCTTTTGAGGAATTTGTGTAAAAAAATATTAAAAGGAAACCAAGTTCTATCCTTTAGAAAAATATAATACCTTTCTAGGTAAGGCTCTGCACTTTGCCGATCTAATACTATGCGTTTTCTGCCCAATTTGTCTAGGCAGTCTAAAAAATATTTAGAAAGGAATGAAATCATCTGTATATTTCAAAAAGTTTTTCCAACTCGGAAGGCAACCGCTGTGTCTTTTTGTCCATTTTCTCCTTGATAGTTGTATCTTGTTTCTACAAATGCAGATGCATAACTGTTATTATCTGTATATTTCCAATAAAGACCTAACCTAGTTTCTTTAGTATCTGCGGCAAGATTGGTCCGAGTTGATTGAATAACATTCAAGTTTTGATCTATGCCTACAGGCATATTAACATTGGCACTGGCATTATATACACTTACTGGTTGATATGCCATTAATCCAATTGTACCAATCTTATCAAGATCTCTTTCTAATCCAGCTGTCCAAGACCAACTGTAGGCTGTATCCAGTCCAGTAACCTTATCGCTAAAACTTTTTATTGAAGTAATGCCATTCATAGCATTAGCGTATACCCTACTTTTTTCAGATAATGGTGTATCTATACCTAATCCTAACACCAAGGTAGAGCTTTCTCTATTAGAACCTACAAATGAATTGCTTAGCCATGTAGATTGTTCTGTAAAATGAGCAGCCGTAAATTTAAAATCGTGTACTTTATAAGCGACTTCAATCATACCAGGCACTTGAAAGTTTGCATTATTAGTATCTTGATAAACAGATAACTCTAGATTTCCTGATGCTGAACTTAGTCTTTGATTGTAGTTATTAAGCAGACTGTAAGAGTTTTTTGAGTCATAAGGCATGAATGCCTGAACAGGATTAAATTCTTTTGTAGTTTTTCTTGCTGTAAAGAATTTTGCATCTATACCAAAATCTCTGTCAAAATCATCTAACACAATAATGCTGCCAACTCCCCCTGTGCTTGCACTGCCGCCTGTGACTAGTATGGGGTTTGTAGGAAGTGCTCGAGGTCCAGTTAACCTGCCTGTAGTAGGAATACCTAAATTACCTACTGGGCGTGTGGCCTTATCTAGATCTAATAAACCTTGACCATGCAGATAGACGTTATAACCCTCAATATTTTTATTAGCAGTCACTAAAAGTAATTTTACAATATTACTACCAGTCATTTGAGGCCACATTTCTTTAACAATTGCTGCCGCACCACTGATGGCAGGAGCTGCTTGACTAGTTCCGGTAAGCGTGGACAATCCAGTTCTATTCTTATCTATAGGAAAAGTGCTGGTAATGCCTGTGCCCGGTGCAAGTAGATAAAAGTCACTGACCTTGAATTTATCTTGGCAAACTGTGCCTACCATAACCATACATAGAGTGGCTGAACCATTATTATTTGGTCCTGTGCTGTAGGTTGTTTTACCTGCTTTGGTAACACCTTGACTGTTCCAGTTACCCGCAACAATCACACGACCTCCCAATAGTAAATTACCATTAGTATCGGTTGCTGTGGCTAACTGAGACAAAGATCCAGACCACGGTGTATTATCATTGCCAGCCGCTACCACTAGAAGCATTTCTCCATTTACAGCAGAACGCCAAGATGCTAGATCTAAACCTCCTAATGTTTTTCCTGTATTGGTAGCATTGGTTTTGTAAATCCCTGGACTAACTAGAGTGGGAGCAATTGCACTATCTCTAAGACTAAAGCCTAGACTAAAATTAGCAACATCTGCACTATAACTATTAGCCCACGCTGCCGCCTTATTCACAGTGGTCATTGTAACCAGGCCACTTGTGGTTACCTTGGCAACCAAGAGGTCTGCGTTAAAGGCTACCCCATGAGTTCCTATGTTGTTTTTGGCAGCAGCCGCAATACCAGCTACGTGGGTGCCATGTCCTAGAGTATCGTTGATAGATCCTGAGCTAGTAAAATCATAAACAGCCTTGATTCTATTTTGAAATTCTGCAGATTTGGCATCTATTCCAGAATCAATAATAGCAATTGTGCTGCCTTTGCCACTATATCCACGAGAATATGCCCAGGCTGCATTGATACCACTTAGCGTTCTACCTTTGTCATATTCGCTGGTTAACCATGCTCCTGTTTGAACTTGAGCATGTAATGACCCATAGGCAATCGCTAGACTTGCTGCTAAGATTTTTAGTTTCATAAATTTACCTATTTAGAAAGGTTTGATAAAAGTTTGTTGGCACTAAAGTAATTTTCAGATAAATCTTTTGCTTGACTGGCCATTTGGCTTTTATGTTGTTCATAATTATTCATCAATGATATTATATTATAGCAAATATCAGCACGATAATCAAGATAACTATTCCAACTTTCTGTCCACTTAGAAGGGTATTTGAATTCTTTATGATACATTTCTGTATAGGATAATCTGTCCGGAACATATGGAATAGCGTCAAGCAATACACCTTCATAACAACTTATGCCTAGAGTTTCTTGAAGATTAGCTGAGAATATCATTTTGGCTTCGGCTAGTAAATTGTGATATTCTTTTTTGGTAAGAGTCTGCTCTTGACAGACAACAAATTGAAATTGAGGCAGCAGTAGAGCCAAATCTCTAAAGATATCAACCTGTTTCTCTGGTGCTATGCGATGTGGGAAAAGAATTAGGTCACGTTTTCTTTTACCTTTATAAGGAGCCAGTGTTTCTGGCATATATTCCATGGGCCAACCTGATCTTACTAGCCACGGACGCTCACCTGCCAGGGCTTCTGCGACATCTTCTTCAAACCATGGATTTTCAGATTCCATGCCGTTGTTAAGAAGATTGCGCATAAACATTTCAATATGAAAATTTGTGGCAAAGTAGTTATGGTCAATGGCATGGAAGAATGATTTCTCTGCATGTCTTACCCAAGGAGCGGAACCAATAAGCCTACCTAAAAAGTCCTGGGGGTCATATGACCCTGCATGCCAAAGAGCATGTATCTTAATTGGAATATTAAGAAGACTGCTCATGTATTTTAAGTTTATAATTCCTGGGTGCCAAGCATCCAAAAACAAAAAATGATCGCCAGAATTAATTGATCCGGAGGTAAATAGGCGACTAAATTCTTCAACTTGTCTAGACTTATAGACATTAGTCCCGCCAAAGTTAAGAAAGGCGCCAGGAGTAGTGGCTCGAGGAATATCTTCCGGACCAGAAACCATGTGAACTTCATGTCCTTGTTCTTTAAGAATTTTTGGAACATGTTCTTTCCATTGTGCTGTATATCTAGTTTCTACACTTTCTAAATCTATTATAAATATTCTAGCCATGATTCTTTTTATTTTGTTTTTGTTCTCGTTTAACCTTACGATCTAAATATTCTCTAGTTTTATTGAATTCTCTCCATTCTCTAGATTTATAAAGATGAGCAGGATTAAAATCAATCAGTTCCATTCTGCAATAATCGTGCCATGCTTCTAGATCATCAAAGATTTTGTTAACTTCTGGTTTGAAACGAAGAGTTTTAGTTATACTAGATGAAAGTGCCATAATAATAAAATTAATTAGTTGGTGGAAATTTAATAAAGCAACCGTTTTCGTTGTCTTCCGACACTTCAATCCAAACTTCTCGTCCTGGATATTTTGCGGAGATTTGAGCGTATAAATCTTCTGCCATCATCTCGCAGGATTTGTAGTCTAACTGTAGTGTTGCTTGATTATAGAGATTTTCAAGCCAGCGTTTGAATTGAATGAATTCAATTGCCCGGTCCGAGTGTTCTACACTGATCCACACCCTGAAATGAAAAATGTGGCGATGGGGATAACCCAAAAAAGAAACGTCATACTCATCACCTGTTTTTAACCTAGGATCCGTCAGTGCTGCTGGATATTTATGAATACCTTCCTTACGAAAGGTTACCCAGATCATTGATTTATCCATTATTCTTCGTCCGTTTTTTTGACAGGTTTAGTTTTAATTCCAGGCTTTTGAGTATCATTAGATTGTGATTTCATAATTTGATACATTTCCCAGAGCTTCCAATCCATACTTTCTAGTAGTTTAAAAAGTCGCTCTTCTGTAGTTCCTTGTTGTGCTAACTCTTTTTTAATAATTTTACCTGTAATCATTTGATAATTTTATCCTCTTTATATTTAGACCAGTCTGTGAATTTATTACGATCCAATAATGTATGTAGACTGTGTGACCATACACCTGGATTAGTCCTATCAAATCCTATGTCATCTATTTTTAACATAGTATTATAATTCCACAATCTAATATAGGGAATTGGAACCCGTATCTGTGGAATAAAATTATCATATTCACCGAGTCCTCCCTCGTGGAATTCTTCGACAACCGATATAGGGATATCTAATGAACAGAGATAATTTTTATCTAAAAAATAAGAAATCATTTCTTCCCAAAGTTTCCATTCAGTTGATGTTTTTGGGTTAAAGCTATGGTTAGCTCCGAAGAAAATATGTTCTATACCTAAAAGATTTTCTGAAATATCTTCAATAACCTGTATTCCTACTACAAATAGTGTTGCTTTACCATAAGCAGGAGTATGCTCAATTTCTTTACCTATAAAGAGATCTGGTAAATTGTCGCTGTTATTTTGATAAATTCTTTGCATGATTTAAGTTTAATATAATTTTAATTAACTGTCAAGAAGACTATCTTCCAATTTCCTAAGTTCTTCATCTTCGGGATTTTCCAAATCTATTTCTACTGCTTTGGTGATTTCTTCTACATCAAAATGTCTATTAAAAGTATTTTGAGCAGGACCTCCTCGCAGCCTTGCTCCTTCCAACGATCTTAGAAAAGGACCCGCCTCATCCATAATATTGAATGCTTCTTGTTTAGTTTTGGTATTGAATAGATCTTCTACAAAATTGTTAAAATATAAGATATTACGTGGAACCCATTCTGAATATTCGTCACTCTTATCATCTGCTTTGACTTTTTTCCAATGACGCCAGCGAATTTTTCCTTTAGTTTTAGCAACTTCAATGTCCATCAACTGTTGAGCACGTTGTACAGCAACAATATGGCAATAGACATTATGACCCATCATTAGAGCATATGAAAAACTATCCCAAGAAGTTTTACCTTCCTTACCAATTTTGTTTAGCATACCAGGAGCATAATGGCAAATATCTCCCATGGTCATTCTGCGTCCTAGTTCTGATTCAAATGGGAATGGGATATCGCTTCCTGCAAGAGTTTTGAGGTCTGGGGCTTTGTCCATAATAACGCTCCAACGTTTTTGAGTGTGCTGGGCATTGGTGTAGACGAGTCCATGCGCTGTTGCGATAAACGGTGAGGCGCAGTCAAAAGATATGGTAATTTCTTCATTGATATGTTTCCTAATTTGCCTTTGGATACTGGTAAGATAACAGCTCCAATCTAATTGAGCGGTGCCCAAGAAGTGAATCCAATTTTTATTGGTAAGTAATCCATCCTCACGCATAGTGATTAATCTTTTAAGGGTGATGTCCATTTTACACATATTGGCACCTCCAAAGGCCCACCCTTCTGCGGCTCGATCTTCCCATACAGTAGGATCTGAAAACTCTTTAACACCATCATACCATTCTTCTGCGCTATCCCAATCGCTACCTTGCAGAACATTAAGCCATTTTGTTTGTCCCAGCCTATTCTTTAAAAAATATTCATTATTAAAACGAGTTTTATCTAAACAATCTTGAAAAGTTTTAAGTCCTGTTTTTGGGCTATGAATATGATCACAGGCCCAAGTTGGCACATCTAAAAACATGGACCAGTCTGCAGTTAGTTCTAACCATTCTAGAATTTGCTGTCTAACAGCGTTGGCTTTTGCACCTTCAAAATTTAACCAATCAAATTTTAGAACACCTTTACCAATTTGATATCCTCCCGAATCACCTAAAATCATTGTGGCATTGCGATCCCTCTGTTGGATCATAGATTCTTGAACAAGACTTTTTTGCAGATCTAATTGAGCATGACCTGCTGAATATAGCGCATATTTATAGGTAAAATAGCCTTCCTCGGGATTGAGAAAGTTCATACCCTCAATGCCACGGTCGAAATCTTTAGGAATTCGATCTGTTGGAACAAATTCTTCTAGTCGTTGTTTTGCCACATAGGTACTGTAGAACGACGAGATTGCGGGAAGAAAAACCGCATAGTCTTTTTGTAACGGTGTTAGATTAATTGGTGGTTTTTTCATTTCAACTCAATATCATTATGCCTGGGCTGGAACAATATATTGGTAGGTAGCCAGTCCGCTATCTAGTGTAATCTGCATGGCACCTTCATTACTAAAACTCATTTTTGTATTATTTGTATCTGCTATCTTAAGAATACTGAGAATTGGAGATACAGGCCAAGTCCATCCCTTGTTTAACTTGCCTACAACATCTGTGGCAAATACAAATTCTCCACCGTGTGTGGAAGCATCACCGAAAGTAAATACCAGTTTTTTATCTTCTGTCTTGGCTAAAAATATAGTATGTTCTGTGTTAGCACCTGCTTGAAATTGAAATCTTTGTATAGAAGCAATGCTTGGCTCAACTTCTACATCCCATTTAACTCCACGAAATTTAACTGTTTTAAGTTTTTCGTTGATAAGATCTTGGTTCATAAACCTGTAGTCATTCTTAAAGTCGCCATCTTTGTTTTCAAAATGAAGTCCAATAGGAATAGTTTCATTATTACGAACCGCTGTGGTTAATTCAATTTTAGCATCTTCTTGATATTCCTTACCATCTAATAGATAGCGTAGTTTTTCAAGTTGAGGCATACCAAATGTACCAATCATATCTGGATACGGGTCAGCAGTTTCGGCATGCATGATTACAGATCTATCTTCTGCCATCGAGTCGATTTGTGTCTTGTCTTTAGTTCCTGTAACCTTGACAATATTAAGGAACCCTAATTTATTTGTATGTCCAACGATGTCTTGTAAAATGTCTTTCATGATTTTTCCTTTGTTAAATTATATTTAGAAAATGTTGTAATGTCAATAGCATAATTATTCAAAACTGAACAGGCTATTAAATGTATTAGTATCTGTGGTAGATTCTAAATCCCATTCCAAAACACCGATTAGGTTTTCCAGTTTGTTATTAATAATAACTGTTTCCATTTCTGCATGATCGAATGGTAAATCTTGAAACCATTTGGGTAACCTAAGTTCATCTACAGGATAGGCCACTGAAGCATATTCCAAAGGATTTGATTTAAGTTTGCATACTATGACCTTCATACCATCTACAATCTGCATACTGTATTTGTCTCCGTGCATACGCTTGAGAGTATTCCAATTAATACTGGCGCGGACATGTCCAGGCATGTTAGCCTTACCTGCTTTGGCTTCTTTTTCTTGATACTCTGTAATATTGTTAGCACGTTTTGGCGAACCCTTCTCCCATCCAGGTCGTGCTTTGAATTCTGTTCGAAATTCTTGTATACGTTCTAGAATCTCTTTTTCTTTTGCACCATTTAGCACACGTTCTAGAACTTCACTGAGAAAGTCCTGCATGAATTCTGGAGTATCGCTGCGTTTCAAATCTAACCCCATGGCTTTGATTTTTCCAGGCTTACCTTCGATGTCTAACCGTTTGCCTTCTTTGTCATAATACAATACAGCATAACGCTTTTTAGTTATGAACAATCCTTTTGCAGCTACAATTTCACGACCTGCTTTAATAACTTCTCCTCTGCTCTTGGGACAATGAAATGCTTCTAGCATGAATTGTGGGAATGTTGAATTAACTTCTTCTGCTACATTGTCATAAAGTTTTACAACTGTTTCTTTGTCCCACGGAATTTGACCTTTTTGGATTTCGTTTTTGAGACTACTGTAGGCTGAGAAATAGGCACTGTCTGTATCTCCGTATATGATTGCTTTTCCAACGTGGTCGTATTCTCCAGTGACGACTTCATTAATTTTACTAGCCATATGTTTGGCAATCTGGCGTCCTGTAAGTGTGGTAGATTGACCGATACGATTGTCGAAAAACCTACAACCAGCATTAAGAATAGCACCATATAAGGAATTAAGATTAATTTTCTTAACCAATTGCCGTTTATCCCAATACTCTTCCTCAATTTTGTTTTCTGCCTTGACAGCTTCTTTAAGTTTAGCCTGCATTTCCTTACGTTCCGCATACCAGCGTTTAAGTAATCCGGGAATGATGCCTTCGTGTTCGTGTGTAAAGATTGTGCCATTGGCAGATAACATCCAAGGTTTACTACTGTCGAAAATAAGTTCATAGATTTGAGCCCCGCTCATTATTGAAGTTTCACCATTCTCCCAGTCTATGGTAATGTCGTTAGCACGATCCTTGTTCATTACGAATTCATATTCGAGAGATCCAAAACGTCCTTCCCATGCTGCCGCAAAACTTTTACCTTTGGCCATTTCGCCTTCAATATAGGCCTGTGTGTAGTCTTGACGCAATTGTCCTACAATAGTTTCAGGACCCATATTAAGAGCACGAATTACCGATGGATACAGTGAATTAATGTCCATTGATCCAATCCAATCATGTAGTCCTTTTTTAGGATATGCTACATAAGCACCTGCTGCTTGATTGTCTCTAGATTCATCTCTACGAGGACGACTTGGAACAATCATGCCTCGATGGTGCGCTTCATTTACAATTGCTTGTTCTGTTACAGCAACCGCGCCCATTGTGGTCTGTAGTAAAACAGTATTTTCATGTGCAATTGTATTGGCTAAATCTAAAAATTTAAGTTTGCGATCTAATTTGTTTAACAAGGCACAATCTTGCCTGTTATATTCAATAAACTTACGATAATCATTATTATAAAGTTGATCTAAAGTTCCTTCATATACAGTTTTGGTTTCTCCGATTTCCATCTCGCCGATTGCGTCCAATCTATAGGAATGTCGTTCCTCATATGTATACTTTCTGTACAACTCCAAACTATCAACATGGACACGACCAACAAGATCGTAAGTAAGGGCAGTTTTACCATATTTTTCATATTCACGTTTTTTTGGATACTGATCCCATAGACAAAATCTCCGAGTATCTTCTTTGCTTAATACCTTTGTCACACGATTAACCGTATATGGAATATCATATCCTTCTGAGTTCCATCCGCTCAATACATCTGCATCTTCAATTAAGGTAAGAAATGTGTCCAACATTTCATATTCTGATTCGAATAATAGTGTGTTAGGAAAATCCTTTACCTGCTCCTGTGCCTGTTCTAAAGTAAGTGTTTTAGGTGGCACACTGAGACATACTAATGTGTCTAACCATTGTAGATGAACTGCTATAGCAGTGATAGGCATAAATGCATCATCTGGCGACGCATATCCACGATCTGGGTCAAACCCCACTTCGATATCGAAAAATGCTACGTTTAGTTTTGGTGCATCCTTGCCTAGATAGTTTTCCTCTAGACAACGGAATACAGGATTCATATCACTTTCATAAAGTTTATGATTACTATGAATTTTTTGTTCTTTTACAAATTCTTTAAAATTTCTTGATAAGACTCTACTAAGGCTTTCTCCGAAAATAGACTTATATTTGCCTTTTGGATCAGGGTAGTAGAAAATATATTTGGCAGGGTAATCTTGAAATAAACGACCTTTTTTATTATCGCGTTCAACCACACGAACGGTGTCTTGTTCTCGATCCCAGATGGCATCTACGTAGCTCATATTCTTCTCCTTGTGATTTATGGCTCACTGACCTTCGAATAGCAATTTGTGGCTTGCTGAACCTTACCCAAAAATATTTATTATTATTCTTCATCGTCACGCATATTTGCGTGACCACTGATATTAACAATGGTTTCTAAATCATCAAATTCTTTGTAAACTTGGTTCCATTGATCTTTTAGTGCAATTCTAATTGCTCGTTTAATTACACTAGGTTTTACTTCTAGTTCTTCAGCTACTGCTTTAATTGTGTCATTTAAACCCTCAGTTAGGTCTTGAATTTCCTGCATTACTGTAACACCTTCGGCTACAATCTGTTTAATTTTAGCCTGTTCAGGGGCGCCAAATGCTTTACTCATTTATATCTCCTTGTGTTATATGATACAATCTTAAATTAATAATGTCAAACTTTTCTTGGCTTCTCTCTAGCCTGTTTTAGAGCAGCTACAGCCATTTGACTTTTCTTTTCTGGTGTTTTATTCTTAAATTGATGGTAGCGATTTGGATCTGCCTGTTGGAATCTAGCATCCCAATAGTCAAGAGGCATGTCCGGACGGAGTTTTGGTAACCTAACTATTTTATTACTAGCAGGAGCCTGAGTATTATCCGTAGGATCAATTGGCGCTAGAGGCTCCTGCTCACTTACTTTTTTGCTTTATGACTTTTATAACCTTTATTCTTCATCCAATTCGTTAGTGCATATGGATTATCTATTTCCTTGTGCTTTTTCATTGCCTTAACAGTGCCTTCCCAACCTTGGGGAGCCTTTTCGTATAATTGATTCATTAGACTTTCAATATAGGAATCTTCACCTACTGGCACACATTTGTCTTTATAGGTGCCGTCTGCCTTCTTAACTTTACCAGCATAACGCTTGCCTTTCCAACAGGCCTTACCATCCACACCTTTAATTTTGTCTTCATTCTTAGCGGTCTTTGCGGCATTTTTCCAATCTTGTTCAGAAGGTGCATCTGGATGATTCTTCTTTCTACTTGTGCCTGCCTTTTTACGTTTGTTTACGTTGTAGTATAAGCCTTTCTTTTGGTCTTCTTCTATATCTTCTTCTTTATAGGCCTTACTGTATTTGTCTTTGAGTTTGCCTATTTCGGCCTGGCTGGCACCTCTACGCCCTGCTGCCGCAGCCATCTTCATATACTTTTCGCCGTGTTTCTTAACACCTGTATAGTATTGAAGACCACTTTCCTCGACCTCCTTTGACAAGGCATCTTGGAATTTGCTACCGAGTTGATATCCAGTCATGGCACCACGAACATTTTTAGTTAGGGCAGCTCCAATTGCACCACCTACAAGTCCGCCTTTGATTCCCTCACCAAACTTGCCGCCTTGGCCAAATATACTTTGAAATTGATCACCTAACTTAGCCACAAGTTGGTCACGTTGTTGTTTGCTTAGAATAATCTTATTTCCGTCGAATTTAAATCCCATAGAACGTAGCTTAGGCATTAAATCTGTGCGTTGAAGTGTATAGGTAAATGTTTTAGGTTGTTCAACAGCATGTCCGCCCATTTGAGCACTAGGTTTGCCAGGCATAGCCACACGACGACGTTTGCCATCCGGTCCTATTACAAAATGATCTACACCTTTTGGTTTGCCTTCTGGTTCTGTTCCCGCATCTACAGATTGATACATCTTCATTTTAGGATTGTCACCAGAATCTATATAACTATGAAATTCGCGGATTTCATCTGCTACTACAGGATCTAACTCTTTGTTGTTTTTAGCATAAACATTATTCTTAAAAACAAACTCAGCTGCCTCCGCTCCTACAAAGTCGATATCTCTAAAAATATTTTCTAAATCTTCTAGTGCTTGAGCCGCATCAGTAAACAGTAGGTTAATCTTTAAAGCCTTCATCTTACTGCCAGACTTGTCTTTGATGCCTTGGCGCTGCGCCATATATTCTACTTCTTCTGGATTATTAGCAAATGCTCCGAGCAATCTAACATTATTAGTATTGTCTGCCTTTACTAAAATATAAAGTTTACCACTTGGCTTGTCTAATTCCATTACCTTTTGTGGTTTGTTATACTGTTTAGATTGTTGATGAGCCTGATCTGCTGCTTTGACAAATCCCTGTTGCTTGAATCGATCGGCCTGCATTTTAAAAAAATTAATTTTGTCTTGGTTAGTGGCCTTGTCCATTTTGAGTTCATCTAATTCATTATGTTCACCACCTATGCTTTGTAGAACTGAATTAAGATAATCTGCTGCCTTGGTAATCTTGCTCTGTTGCCAAGCTTCTAGGTCGCCTTGTTCTCCATACTGCTGAACCAAGACCAGTAATTTCTTAGCATCTGAATATATACTTTTTAATTCATTGCTGGCCATGGATATTTCGTGGTCTTCGTAAAAAGGCTTCTTATGTTTTTGCTTTCCCTGCTTTTGATCACGCTTTTTGTCCTTGTGTGCGCCGGCACCGGTCTGAGGACGTAGAGGACCTTGACGTGGTTTCTGTGGAACCTTTTGTTGTTCTGCTTCTGGAGTAAGCAAGTTATCACCTGTTCGTCTACGCATACCTGAAACTGCCGCAGTGCTAGAACTGACTGCTGCTGAACTAGTAGCACCTCCTGTTGCAGATTCTAAAATATAACGTGTATGGGTTTGACCCTTTAAAATCTTAAATTCTTTACTCATTATTTTTCATCCAATTTGCTACAGGACTAACTGTATTAACGCTTTTTACTTCTTCACTTTCTAAATCGCCGTGATTTAAATCTGTGTAATTTGCGCCTACTACCTTATAGGCCTGCTTGAGCATTTCTGCTTCTTCTTCAGTATAGGGATGAGCACTTTTAGCTTTACCTACCCAACTTTTCCAATTAACATCAATGGGATCCCGACCATTGGCGCAGGCCAGGGCCATGCCCAATCTAAATTGTGTATAATCACTATTCCAACGTTCATCGTCTGAAAAAAGATGTAGTCCCCTAGTGGCATGTTGTTGGCGGGAACTTAATTTTCCCTGCTTTTTTTCAGACAGAAATTCCTTGGCTCTCATTGGCTGTCCTTTAGAGAAGCCCTAAGCATCCAACTGTGTTTACGATGCGCATCCATACGCTCTGCAAGAAAGTTGCTAAATCCATGTTCACCTACGGCTTCGGCAGCATCATAGGTATATTTTATAATTGCTATTAGTTTTTCGTTGTCTTTGAGCAATTCTGCCAGCATCTGATCTTTGGCAAGAATGTCAGTTTCATCTTGTATTTTACTCAACATATTGAAACGTGATAAACTGGCAGGCACATAGGTCTGCAATGCGCGAATCTTTTCAGCAAATTCATCTATGCTATTATAAACTTCTTGATAGATTTTACCAAACAATTCATGATATTCATAAAAATCGCTGCCTTCAACATTCCAATGGAAATTGTGTGCCTTAAGATAAAAGCTATAGGTGCTTGCGAATGCGACTTTTGAAGCCTGATGTAGTTTTTCCATGTTCCTGCTCTTTGCGTACCTTATTATTTATTTGAATTTCACGATACTTGGCCAGACGCTCTTCTGCACCCAGCCCGCCTAAATACTGTGATATCAGCAGTTCATGTATGGGGTCATCCGGCGATAGATAGCAGTCGTCTTCACTTTTTTGCAGTACGTTTTTGCTGGTTATTTTGTACTGTTTCATTTATTATTATTTTATTGATAAGTCTAGACATTTCTTTTTCATATGATTCGCCTATGGGCACCTGTTTTTTTTGACTTTCGTTTTTTGGTTCCCAGTACTTTCCTGGGCCAAATTCTTTATCTGCTTGAGGGTTAGGTATTGCGCTATACCACTTACCGCTACGACTTTGCTTTAGGCCCAATGATTTGGCTTTGAATAGGTCCATGGGCCTAACCGTATAGAAATACATGCCTTTAGGTTTTTGCCGCGGGGGATTTAGTTCATGTCCTAGCTCATGTTGTAATTCTCGATATTTAAACCTACTCTTATAGTCATCATAGCCGCCTTCCGCCACACCTTCCTGGGCATCACCTACTAGATCACCTTGACCAGCAGGTCTTTTCATTTTGCCTTTTAGGTGAGCAGCAGGACCTAGTTTGTTTTTTGGTGTGCCTGCAAAAGAGCTTTTTGGCAGCATTTTTTCTTTAATTTTCTTTTTGGGGGTTGAAAATTGATCCATACGTTGTTTTGCCTTTAACATAAGTTGACGAACTTCGTCGTCGGATACTTCCGGACTCATAGCATCACGCCAAACTTGAAATTGTTGTTGAGGTGTAGCATTAGGGTCGTTCAGGATGTTACGCATAGGAGTAGCTCTAGGACCTTCTTCTCCTGCGCTGGGATCCCCAGTTTCTTGCCTACTAATGACCTGTAAAGTATTAAAATTAAAAGGAATGTCTCCTGCTTTGTTGGGTTTACCGTTATAATTGTTTAGATATTGAAACGCCTTTACTTGATCGGCCCCTACAACTACCACAGCATCTGAATATCCCTGTTGATTTAGATTGGCCAACACACGAGTAAGATCTGGTAGTTCGTCACTGGCTGCTTGAAATATATGTCCTTGCTGAGGAAATACTTTTTTGTAAATGGCTAATTTTTCATCTGCGCTCAAAGGATCATCCTTGCCCATGGTGCGACTGACTACAAAATAAGGATCTCCACCTACTGATTTAGCCTTAGTTATAACACTACTGGCCAGCATCATGTGCCCTTTGTGACCCATGCCACGCCCCCAACCTATTACAGCAGTTTTGCCCTGTCCTGTTCTTTCTATTGCTTCAAAAAAGTTTTTTAATAACATTTCAGTCTTTCCTTGGTGCCCAGTCTGCTTGACTGATAGCCTTAACAAATTGACCAGTCTGTGGATCTTGATAAACATACCCTTCTGGTTTGGTTTGGCGAATGTCTCCATGCTTGACAGAACTGGCTCTACGATATACATCCATTTTGGCTTTACTTAATAATTCAACTGCGGTGAGTGCAGCATTTAGACCAGGGTCGCTTATGAGCTTAGTGGCCTGATTGGCAGATAGATTTGCCTGTGCCCAATCCACAAATTTATCTTTCACAGCATCTATACGCAAATTTTGATTATAAAATTTATAGAGTATATCTCCTACTTTGCTTAGACCAGGCTTAGGAGCTAAAAAACTATCTATCAATTTAGCATTACTATTGATATATGATTGAGCACTGTCTAATAAATTACTATCTATCCCAGGAGCCTTTTCTACATAATGGGTTCCTTGCACAATAACATCTGGTGTGCTTAATTTTTCTGCGTTTGGAAATCTACTTTCTTCTGCGCTGCCTAAACTATCATAATAACCAGTGGCTGCTACCATTAATTTTGCTTTACTAATTCTTTTACCTAGCCCACTGTCCTTGGGAATATGAAATCCTGTGATGTTTGGTTGAAAGTCAAATTCTTGAGTCTCTTGATTAAACGTATAGGGTTGTAAAGGACTGAATAATATACCACCTTCTATATAACCTTTAGGTGGACTGATCTTTTCAAAATATGGCCAAAGACCAGCAAGTTGATTGGCAAACATCTGCCTTTGCTTCTCCTGCCCTGGCTCATTCTTACCAGTTCCTAAAATAAATTTTTTGATATCGTCTGGAGAATACATAGCAGTAGGAACACCTGGGCTTACTTCAGTTTTACCTCTCTTTAAATATTCCCAGGCATTTTTAGGAATCATACTGAACCTACCTTGTGCATCTCTGCCCCAGTAAATTACAGGACTGCCATCCCATTTTAACTCATTGGCCTTAGGTGAGCTAGACATACCGTTTAAAATTCTAACGGCTTCTAGTCCTGCTTTAGCACCAGGTGCTATTCCTTTACTGGGAATACCTGTAAAAACAAGATCTTCTATGTGCTGATACTTACGACCAACAGCAGGTTCTGCCTCTTGTAATAGTTCCTGTATTTTCATATTAGATCTAAAACAATCCTAAACCATTGTGGTGTGCCCACAGTATGACTTTCTTTCAGCCTATACTGTGTCTTATAGTTTTCTAGCCCCGCATTGACCTTAGAAACTATATCATTGTATTGGTTAGGATGACTCTGTTTTAATTTGGCCAGTATTGTGCTAATATTGTCTAGATCGTTGGCCTTGCCGCCGAATAATATGCCAGCGACTTCATCTGGATCTTTGGTTAGAGTTTGTTTAGTTGCACGGTCAAATAAACCATTTTTATAACTCCAACTCAGCCCTTGTGGATGATCCGGACTTATGAGTATGCTGCCGATGGCAGATAGTAAAATATGCCTGTAGGCACCTTTGGCCCTAGCATCTTTAGGTGTTCCTGGTTGATTAGGTTCACCACGCTTACTCCACAGACTGAATTTACCTTCGCCAGGTTCTGCTATATCTAAATCAACCTGTAGCCATTCTTTTGATCCTGGTATTTGAACGCAGGCAGTTAGCCCATCACCAGCTACCTTATAATATCTACCTGGTGCATCAACAACTGCTTTTTTAGGTAATTCTTTATAGCCAATCTTTTGTAATTTCTGTGCTAGCCAACCTCGAAATTGATTTTGTGCATCTTTAGGTTGTGTGCCCGGAGCAATTTTTATAAAGTCAACTGGGTCTAATATAGCATCTGCGTCACCTGTTTCTGCCCCAGGATAGATTACACTACCTCCTAGACGAGATCCTAAATCTATACCAAGTTCCTTGCCCAAGCTATCTGCTGCACCTTTGGCTTCTTCGCTCGACGCATTTTGTTTTGTAGCAGGATTACCGTCTGCTAACTTAAATTCGTTACCACCTTCCACTAAGATCATAATTTATAATGATCCTTTATGATGTCTTCATAGTAGTGATTATACAGCCGTTCACACATTTCTTCTTGTAGATCCTTGGTAAACACTTTTTCAGGTTTGCCCATCATGTTTTTCTTATGATAAAATTCTAAACAGCCCTTTTTAACCATAGGTAAGAATTCTTCAGTGAAGTTAGATTCACCGGTGTTCTGTTTTTGTGCCAGTTTAATTTTCCTAGCAATTGGAAAGAAATAATCTTTATGCAATCTGTCATGTTCTATAACAAATTGAAAAAGTTCATCACGTAATTTATCGTTACGTTTACGCTCGTTAGATTGTAGATCTAGTGATCTACCAAAGAATTCTTTTAATAACATATTACCAAGCCCTGCAAGACCAGTAGCGTGCCTTCCAACGTGGACCTGGATTGTCGCAGTTGTGACGTGCTCTGAATGATTTGCGACGTTTAGGATTAGATTTCTTAATCTTCATCTTCTTATCGCCGAAGTTTACTTTGACAACATTGCCTTTAGGACCCTTTACATATACCTTTGACTTTTTAACATCACCCGCCATAGGTTTGCCTAATTGAACGTTTCTGCCTTGATACTCTGCTTCTCGCAGATCTGCGATATCTCCACCCCCTTCCATAACAGCCAGTTCCATTGCTGTAAATTTACTCACAGACTCATTAACTGGTATGGTTTGTAGAAAGGATAGTATAACGTCGTCGCCTTGTATAATTACTCCATCCTTCATAAACCCTATGATTGTAGATTCAATTATTAGGTCCTCACCTAGTTCAATGGCAAATATATCGCCATTACGTAAGGTAGTATCGTTGTCGAATAGGTCATGAATACGCATATAAATCTCCGTATAGAGTATTTATTATGCTAGATTAATTAATGATTATAGTGTATTACTTCAAGGGTGCCGTCTGCTATTTCTACTTTACCTCTTACCCAAACAAAGTTTCCGGTAAAATTATAATAGTTCACGGTACTGGTTGATCTAATATCAAATACAGTATAGGTACAGGTAGTCCCAACTATGTTAAACCAATCGCTGCTCGCCGGTTCAGACGCTAGACTGGCCTGCATGGTAATTGTGCCAATAAATGTATCTGCTGCCGTATATGCTACTGTATGGAATCCATCACTAGACCCATAATATCCATCACCTTTGACCCTATCGCTGAAATATATCAGCATATCTGTGGCCGTATTAGGATAGGTAATGGCCACAGTATTGGTATTGATGGTAAATTCTAAACTTTGGCTAAGTGCCGGCATCCGTAATTCCTAGACTGGTGTTACATTCTATACATTCGCATTCGCTACAGTTGTTGCAGTCTAAACAACTTTGTCCGCAATGTTGTAGATCGCCACATCTGCACTTTATGTTCTTATATTTTATATATGAACCGTATTCGTCCATCCAATGCGGTATAGGTTTGCTCTGCATAGCATGTATTTATACTTCAGAGGTTAGCACATATTCCTCTATTCTGGAAATATTCTGTCCTCCTATCAGTCGGCACAGAGTGAGAGTAGGTTGATCTTCTACGTATAAGTAGGCATTAGGATATAATGTTTTTAATAGACTCTTTCTAGGACCCTTGTTTAGTCTAACTTTTGTATTGTTTTCGGCCCATTTTACTATATTTTCACCATCATTTATAGGCATAATTTTAAAATAAACTTTGTACCTATAAAGATTGCTGGGTAGACTAGTTCTTATGACCTTTTTATTATTGTCTTTTAGAAAAAGTTCAATGTTATCATTTTGAGGTTCATAGACAATATTGACTAAAACTTTAAACCGTTGCACAAAGTTTGCGTAGTCATTTTTGTTATCAAAGTATACATTTAATTCGTTATGCTCTATTCTAGTTTTATAAGTACCTTCTAGTTCTAGTAGAAAATGTCCTATACTGATTAAAGACACCGAATCAATTTTTGCGCCAATGACAATTTGTCTTTTACTTATTGCATGAATTAGCTTATTAAGTCCATAAAGTTCAATATAGTTGGAACCTCGCATGAGTAGATTAACTTTGTAGGCAAATTTGCCATAAAATAATTTATTGGTCAGTAGTTTCTGCATGTGGTTTCCGTGTTTTAACAGGTAAAATATCTAAAATATTAAATTGAAATTTATTGTCTGCTACACTGACTTCTATAACTCCGCCATTTCGTAATTTACCAAATAGTATTTCTTTACTGAGAGCTCGTTTTAGCTCACTGTCAATTGTACGCTGTAAGGGCCTAGCACCCATTTTACTATCAAAGCCTTTTTCTATCAGTAAATCGATGGCGTCTTTTTGTAGTTTGGCAAACACGCTCTTTTCTTTTAATAAACTGTTAAGTTCATCTATAAACTTATTAACAATTTTAACCATAGTTGGCCTGTCAAGTTTTCCAAATTTAATTGTTCCGTCTAGTCTATTTCTAAACTCTGGAGCAAAAAACCTATTAACTGCGTCTTTAGGATCGCTATCTCTTTCAAGGTTGCCAAATCCAACTGAGTTACGTTCAGCATCTGCGGCACCTAGGTTGCTGGTCATAATTACAATGGCGTTTCTTGCATCTGCTTTTTTACCATTTGAGCCTGTAACAAAGCCGTTATCCATCAGTTGTAATAATACAGTGAGCACATCTGGATGAGCCTTTTCCACCTCATCTAGTAATAATACACAGTTTGGATTTTCCTGTAGACAAGTAATTAATTGTCCTGCATTATCGTCGTAGCCAATATATCCTGGAGGACTACCAATAAACTTTGCCACAGCATGACGTTCTTGATATTCGCTCATATCAAACCTAGTTAATTTAATTTTTAAATTTGATGCCAATTGTTTAGCTACCTCTGTCTTACCAACACCCGTAGGACCCACGAATAGAAAAGAACCAACAGGCTTATTAGGTGCCTTAAGTCCGGCTTGACTAATATAAATTTTATCTAACAATGTTTCAAGTGCCTGTTCTTGTCCAAATACTTTTGATTTCATATTAGTTTCTAGGTTTTCTAGATTAATACTTTCTTTATTTGCCACACTTTCTAAAGGTAAATTAGCTATTTTAGAGATTTCGTAGACAATTTCATCATGATCTACTATTCCGCCTTCTTCATCTCGTACTTTGAATCTAGCAGAGGCACAATCAATTACATCAATAGCCTTATCTGGTAACTTACGATCTGTAAGATATTTTACACTATATTTTACACTATCAATAATGGCCTGATTGGTAATTTTAACATTGTGATGTTTTTCGTAATATTTTTTCAAGCCCTTAACAATTCTAATAGCAGTTACTTCATCTGGTTCATCTACGACTACCTTTTGAAAACGACGCATTAGAGCTCGATCTTTTTCAAAATGTTTACGATATTCTTCCCAAGTAGTTGAAGCTACAACTTTAATTGTTCCCTTGCCCAGAGCTGATTTAAGCATATTTGCCATGTCATTACTTGAACCGTTGGCAGCACCAGCACCGTTCATCATATGTGCCTCGTCTATGAACAAAATACAGTTGCCTTTCTTTTCCAATGCATGAATAACTGCCTTTAACCGTTCTTCGAAGTCGCCTCTATATTTAGAACCCGCTAGCATACTGCTAATATCCAAACTATAAACACTATAGTCCTGAATAAATTTGGGAACTTTGCCTTCTATGATCTTACGGGCCAACCCTTCTGCAATAGCAGTTTTACCAACACCAGGATCACCAATTAGAATTGCATTGGCTTTAACTCTACGTGCAAGAATAAGCTGAATTTCTTCCACTTCTTTTTCTCTACCAATTACAGGATCTATCTTTTTTGACTTTGCTTTGGCCGTTAGATTAGCACAGAATTGTAGTAGGATACGTTCTAGCTGTGGATTAATACGATCCGGTTCCTCTTCGTCTTCTCTTATAATTTCTTTCTTGATAAAGGATAAAAAGTCTTCTCTATCTACATTGTGTTTGCGTAGGAAGTAGTAAGCATTACTTTTCTTTTCTTGAAAAATCGTAATAAAACAGTCTGCCGGTTCTATGATCTGTCGACCACTGAATAATACATTTGTGAATGCCTTGTGTAATACACGATCTACAGTGCTGGTTTTGATAGGCTTGTCTGCTTTAGGGTTTACAATTTCTTGTAGCTCTGTAGATATAAAGTTTTCTAGATCATCTTTTAAACTTTTTACATCTGCCCCAAAACTGGCCAATAATTCTTTAAATGAGTCATTTTCAATCATGCAGTAAAGAAAATGTTCCAAGGTTATATATTCATGCTCCTTTGCACTTGCAAGCTGCACCGTGTGTTCAAATATTTCTTCTAAATTCTTATCTGGTTGAAGCATTTTCACATTTTTCCTTTTTTTATTGCTAGAGCCCATTTTAAATTACTCACCCTGTCCTTAAAAACAATACCTTCTAAATGATCATATTCATGTAAAAAACATTTACAATCATAACCTGAAAATTCACCTTCTTCCCACTGCCCTTGGCTGTTTTGCCATTTGGCCAATATTTTTGCAGGACGCTTAATTTTAACATAGATGTTTGGAAAACTCAAACATCCTTCTTCCATATCATTAAATGTTTCTGTGGTCTTAACAACAACAGGGTTAAAAAAAGCACGGGCTAGTTTTGGATTATGCGGATGTCCCATAACAAACACCCTATATTTCAGTCCAACTTGATTGGCAGCTAGGCCAATACCCCCATGTTTAAACATAAAATCAATTAGTTTTTTTTCTAATTCTATTGGATCTACATCACAGTTATCAAAATCGAATTCTTCTATTCGTTGTCGTAGAATATCATTTGGAAATAGTTTTAGATTCATAGTAATATTTAAGTAAAGATTTTTTTCAAAGCTTCTATTTGTTCGTCGCTTAAGAATTTAGGAATTGTAACATTTACATTTACTAATAGCCTGCCTTTGAAACGAGAATCACGCATGTTGGGCATACCATGTCCTTGTAAGGCTAATAGTTGACCATGCTGTGTTCCGGGTTGTATTTGTATCTGTAGCAGTTTATTGTCTATTGTTTCTATGTCTATATTTTTGCCTAACATGGCATCTATACATGATATATCTAAGTCTAAAATTAAGTCATCATTTTGTCTTTTAAATTTACCATGAGGTAAAATCTGCACGGTTAGAAGTATATCTCCTCTAGGCATATTTGGTATAGAGTCATCCCCTATGCCCTGTAGTCGCATGGTTGTATTTTCTTTTATACCTGCAGGAATTTTAATTTCTAAAACCTGCTCTTTACCACTGGGCAGTCTTAGATTGGCCAATAAATCTTTTCCATAAAATGCATCTTCTAAAGATATAGCTGCATTCATATTAAGATTTCTATTTCTTTGAGGCATATTTCGGCTACCAAAAATATCTCCTAACGGATGATTACCTCCAAAAATGTTTGAAATTATATCTTCAAAACCCGGTGGATGACCATGGTGGAACTGAGGTCTTGGATTATCATATTCTTGTCTTGAGTTAGGATCGCTGAGAATACGATGTGCTTCTTCTATTTCTTGAAAGCGTTTGACATCTCCTCCTTTGTCTGGATGATGTTGGCTAGCCAGTTTACGATATGCTCGTTTGATGTCATCTTGACTGGCTGATTTATCTACTCCAAGTGTTTGATAATGATTCATAATAGAAAAAGGTATAGTATATAATACTATACCCTTTAACCTTTGTCAAGTTAATTATTTCTTGGCAGGCGGAGGAGGAATCTCTGTTGCTTCTAGTTTCTTTCTTACTCTAATTTTCCTACATTCTTGAACAGGCTTGCCATCCTTGCCCATAACTACTTTGCCATCCTTGCCAACTTTGTCAATGCAAACTTCTTTGACTTCGCCTTTGCCTGCTGTATCACTAGGTTCTGCTGTAGCAGCAGGAGGTTGAGCTGCGGGAGCAGGGCTGGCTGCTTTGGCAGGTTCTGATGCTTTTGCAGCAGTGGCACTGGTAGCAGCCTTGGCCGGTTTTCCAGCCTCTATTTTCTTTTCATCGCAGGCCCATGCTGTGGAAAGACCTAATGTTAGAAGTATGGTTAAAATGTATTTCATTATAATTCCTTATCTAATAGGATCTGGTAACGGTGCCGGTCCAGGTTTGCCGCCTGGACTCATTACTATACCACCCGGATCATTTGAGGGCATTGTGCTAGATGCAAATGCGGTGCTAGCCACTGGACCTGTTGCAAATGACGAGCCCATCTGTGGGTTTGGAGATCCAAAAGTGCTACCCATGCTAGGTGCAGGCAATGCACTGGATGTGGTACCACCTGGAGGTTGTATACCGCCGTTGTTGGCACCGTTTAATTTTTCCTGTGTGCGTCCCCATGCACTCAGACCCAATACAGCCCCCATGGCCATATGGAACAGTCCTGCACCTGCCAGTGTAAGTGGTTGCCATTGGCGGAAAGCATCGTTGGCAGCTTCTGTTTCCCAAAATTGAACTATGGTATACATTATAGGGAAAACAATAAAGTCGAAGGCACAAACAGTCATATACATCCAACCCA